AGGGAGGATAAGATATGAAGGTCTTTCGCAGTCTTTTATATTGTTGGCACTGACGTAGTACCCACGGAGGAAGATGCCTCGCTTTAGGGTAATCCTCATATCCGCAATTACGCAATCGAGGCTTGAGAGGTATCGTTCAGGACTTCCTAACCCATCCGACTTCATAGACATTCCTTTGGAAAGAATATCAGTGTCCACGGAGAATAAACTATATTGTGCGATTCCCGTTCTCGCCAAAGCGACATCTGCCGTTGTAGCCATGCTATCCGTCAGACATCCAACTTATAAAGGCGTGGGCATTTTTTATTTTCGGTGGGGAGTCCGCCACCAACCACTTATCCGGGCGCTACCCGGCCTCTGATGCAGTCGGATGGATTCTCACCACCACCTTCCTGCGGGGTGTGCGAGCACCTCACGCGCAAAGCACTCACGCCTGCGCAGGCTGTTACCTTCTTACACTACGACTGCATATAAAATGGCGGCTATAAAACTGCACCCTTGTGGGGCGCTGGAACCGACCCGCCTCGGTTTGTTTCGGCGAGGGATTCCCCCACCGCAGGTGAGACCTTTTACAGCCTCGATGCAGGAAGCCCCGTAAGGCAACCAGTAACTCCTTCTACAATAGTAGACGAGCTATGGCGGTTATAAAACTCCCACTCTCATCCATTCGTGCGCACTCCCCCGCAAGCAAGGTAGGACGTAGATTGTTCGTCAAAACTGACCCGCCACAGTTTCATCGTCTGCCATACCCTACATTTATGCCCCACGAGGATCGTAAGGTTTCGGGTATGGGAAACATCGGACAGCCTTTCCTCCCAAGTGTCGGGCGTCACCGCTCCCCGGTCGTGAGGAACGTACTTCCCGTGGGCCACTCTGCCCCGTATAACGGAGCGTTGTCCAGCAAAGACACTTCGGCGGCCTTTGCCATTTCCGCCGTATTTTTCGGTCATGTCACCGCATACACCGTCTGTCGGCAACTGGTGTCGCAGATCTATGATTGCAAGAACTAAGAGCAAGCCCCGACGCCCACCCTATGCAAGAACGGAGAATACCTACCTCGTTCTTTCACTCTGACTTTTACGCACTACGGGAGTCAGCAATCCCGGCACAGACCGCAGGCAGGACTCGAACCTGCATCTTCCCCCTATCCGGGGGACGCTCTGTCCATGAGCTACTGCGGTTTGTATTGGCGGTTATAACCCAACGGCAATTGGGAAACAGACCCGCCATGCTGTTTTCTATTTTAGGCCGAGGCCGCAATACCCAAGCCTTAAATGCAATAAATACTGGCAACCTATCTCTGCGTATACCCCCGGCAGGAGAACGCACAAACCTACCGGGAGTACACCACAGAAGAAAGGAGAATCCACCAACGCTGTATCTCAGTACAGCTTTATTGGCTGAACCGTCATCTTATACCACATTACCTTACCTTCTGTCAAGCTTCTCTTTTGTCATGTCCTCTGTATACTATTATAAAATGAAATTATCGGTGGGGTGGATATACAAATATAAATACAAATAATCGGTGGGGTGGGGGTGCGCTGCCCGGGTTGGCGATCAATTGCGTTCAATCAATTCCAAAACTAGGGTATATGCTATCATTATCTATATAATGTTAGCAATAAAAATATGATTTTCCATGAAACGAAAACAGACGATATTTATTGCTTATATTTCGCATGCGGATTTTATCGTTTTTATTTATTCGATTTTTTGATGTAAAAATATCGCTTTTTTATATAGGAAAAAAAGAATCTTTTTTATCCTTTATTTTTCGCATGCATAATTTAAAAGCAATAGAATAAACAATATACAATAGATAATAGACAATAGATAATAGTATAATAGTATTGGAATATAGATATATAACAGATACTATATAATATATATAATATAGTATAGCATAGCGTAACATTAAAATATTAGAATAAAACAGCACTCAAAAATGCTATGATTTTATTACGGATTTTCTCGTTCGGATTTTTGCATGATTTATTTATTCGGATTTATGTGTTCGGCTGCACATGCATATTTTTGAATCCGAAAATGGAATAAATAAAATAAGCCGTATTTCGTTAATAAAAATACGGCTTATTATTGGAATAAAAAAGAGCCTTTTTTAAGGCTCTTTTTTGCTTTGATTATTTGAGATTAAATATCGTTTTAAAATCATCTTTATGATATGTAATGAATTTAATTCTTGCCATATAATCCATGTTTAACCATTCGTTCAAAGCTTTGTTTTTCTTTGTGTTTGTCTGATAGGATTCTAAACCGTTTAGCATATCGTATACGGCTTTTTGAGCGTTTTTGAATGCTACCTTATTCCGCTTTGCTCTCTTTGAATTCAAAAGCTTTTGAGCGTATTTGAATTCTTTGTTATCCGCTTTGTGAACTGCTATCGCATTGATTACTGCTGACATCCATTGAGAAAAAGTATCCTCTGTAATATCGAAATAATCAACTATTTCGGATACTTTGTATCCGTATTCCATTAAATCCAAACATGTGATAATTTGAACTTTTGTTTTACTGGGCAACAAATCGAATATTTCAGTTCTTTCGATTTCGTTCAATACTTTCGATTCTACATTATCGAAATAAACGTTTATCGGATTTTCCGTATCTATTGAATCCGTATTGTTGCGTTTGATATCACCGTATACGGCTTTTGATAATGCCTTGCTAGTTGCTACACATACCAAATACAAAAGCGAAATATCAGCGGATTCAGCTTTGTTTGCGGATTCTAGTGTATACATCCATGCGGATTGAATTACATCTGAATCGTTTACAAGGCTGAATGCGGATTCTTTCAAACCATTAACAAAAGCTTTATCAAATCCTTTATCAATGTTTTCTGAATCCGTTTCTTTCTTTGTCTTTGTATCAATCATGCTTGCACTATGAACAAGACAATTTTTAATGAGTTGTTCTTGTTCATTAAAAGACAAAGTCAAAAATTCATTTCCTTTTAATTCTTGTGCGTTCATTGTTTTAATTCCTTTCTTTTTTATAATGTATAGATTTCGCTTTGCTTTATTCAATTGACAAGGTACGCAAGGCATGCGGAGAGGCGCTTGTAACTATTTGTTACTACTTAATATTATAAAGGATAAAGTGGACAAATGCAAGAAAATATCAGATTTCCGGCTGTAAAAAATAAACCCTGGATTTTGTGCAAGTTGCACAAGAACACTTTTCTGATATTTTCCGCTTGTGATTCACTATTAAGCGAACAAAGCGAACGCAAAAAAACGCACAAAGCGAAAAAATATTTTTTCGCAAAAATCTGATATTTCGCTTTGTTCATTCACTATTAAGCGAACACAAAAAAAGGATGTGAAAACACATGGCAAAAGGAAAACAGTTTGCAACATGGTGCGGAAAACCTTATGAAATGAAAAAATCAAAGTTTTCCGAAAACAAAAGTATCATGCATATTTCCGACAACATGAGCGGAAAAATGCATGATATTCCGTCCGTTTCTACATCTTGCATGTGCAATCCTATTTGCAAAGCAAGGATGAAAAACGGAAATTCAATTTGCGCAAGTTGTTTTGCAGTGGCAACAATAAACCACTACAAAACACTGGGCAAGGCAATGGAAAACAACTATGAGTTGTTGAATGCTGATGTGCTACCATTCGATATGTTTCCCATGCTGAAAGATTCGGTGGAAATCACAAGAATTGAAAGTTTCGGCGATGTTGCAAGCGAAACGCAAGCCGAAAACTATCACAGATTCATCACGAAAAATCCGCATGTGATGTTCGCATGGTGGAGCAAAAACATGAAAATCATCGAACCGATTTTCAATCGGTTAGGCAAGCCGTCAAACGTGGTGATGATTGAATCCTCACCGATGGTCAATGTGGAAATCAAGCCTAGTTCATGGATTGTTGACAAGGTATTCACCGTATTTGATGATGAATACATCAAAGCGCACAATGTGGAAATCAACTGCGGAGCAAGGGATTGCAACGCATGCCGTAGATGCTACAAGAAATCTACAGAGAAATCTGTAAAAGAACGGCTGAAATGATCCACAGAAAAATCTGCAAAAAAATGAATCGGAATTCTGATATTTCGGAATTCCGATTCACTATATAAGCGCAAGGGCAACACCAAAAAATCCACAAAGAAAAGAGGTTTGATATCAGCCAAAGCGCACAAACCAAAAGCTTGTGCGCTTTAACGGATACCAAAATCTACAAAAAGGTGGCAAAGAAAAATGGCTTGCACATTCGTAATGGCGTACCGTATCGGTGATGACAAAGAGTACTGCATGGCGTACCGCAATGTGACGGACATTAATACGGCAATCAAACTGTTTTATGAGGACATGCCCCACTGCAAGGGCAAAGAGTGGTTGCTGTCTACCAAGGTCTGCACAGATATGAAAAAAATAATCATGAGGTGAAAAGCATGGACGGAACTTACATGTGCGAAAAAATCGGCAACCTTTTGGTGGAGTACACCATCGGCTACCCTTGCACAAAGGTGCTTGCCTTAGGTAAGAAAACAAGGTACGGCTACAAAAAGCTGCACACGGTCTACATGGGTACATGGAACGAATGCATTGAGTATGCAATGCGGAAGAACTGCAAAGAAAAGGAGCAATCAAAATGAAACTGCTGTCTGCTGAATACTGCAACACTGGTGGCAACTGCTACTGCATGTTCGCCCATGTGGAGAACTGCGAAGAACTGGGCGAAGACGGAAAAGATCTTTGGCTGATAGGTAGCGTGGATTGCTACGATGTTCCGCTCGTTGGATTCTATCGCACAGAACGTGGTGCAAATGAAAGCTTTGGCGAAGATGACGAGGATTTCATTTGCGAGGGCAATACCGACACCATGCCGTGGACTATCGAACTTTGGAAAGAAATGTTCCAGTACTGCGTGGAAAATGACTATGGATATAACCATAGGGCAATAGCGGAACTGGACTATGACTATCTGAAAGAAAACTTTAAGGAGTGGTTTTGATATGCGAAAAACTCTGTACTACTATGTCCGAATCATGGGCAAGCCGTATTCGTTCGGCAAGGTCTGCAAAGATGTGCTGACGGCTCGTATCACGCTTGACCGGGCTATGCGTACCTATCCGAATGAGCCTTGGCAGATTGTCGAAATCTGCGCATAATTTTTTCAAAACAAATCTGATATTTTTCGATTCTGATTCACTATTAAGTGGCAAGAGAAATGCGGATGCGCTCACGGACTACGGTCTGAACTCGCCGACATCCGCACAAGAGAACTGCAAAAGGCTTTGCCTTTTGCGTGGGCGGTTATGGGATGTGCCATTGAATCAAAAGCTTGCACATGGTTTTGATAAGATGCCTATAACCGTCAACGCAAGTGGCAAAACCACGGAAATCTACAGAGAGGTGTTTCAAATGGAAAACAAAACAGAAAAAGATGTCCTTTGCGCTGCGCTTGAAATGATGGCTCTTTCTACGATTACTGCCTACAACGCATGGCTGATGGTTAGGGGAGAAGATTTGGAATCTGACCTTGCCTATGACATTGATGACATCATCGAGGACGGTTATCCGTTCCATGAAAGCTTTGCGGACATGGCCATCGATGTGGCTGAATGGGCATCGAAAGCTGTGGATGCGATCCGAAATCTGTAAAGGAGTGATTCAAATGAAACTCAAAACATTCCTCAAAGGCGTTAACGTTACTGGTACGGTGGTCATCTCCGTCATCAGCAAGGATAACGAAGAGGTCGAACGGCTTACGATTGCCGTCTATGAACCGCTCAAAGCGGATGACATCTACCAAACTCTGTGCGCAAGTTGGGTAGATAGTGCGGATAGGCACATCATCTACATGTCCGACTACGAAGATTTGAAGATACTGGGCGTATCTGCATGGGAAAACGGAGTCGGCTTGCTCATTGAACCGGAAGAGGGGTGAATCACATGACATTCTGCAAGGTACTCGCTACTGCGGAGCGTGATGGCGAAACTGTCACAGCTTACGAAAACGTGGACAAGTTCTCAAGCGTGAAGAGGTACGAAATCGTAGTCGCAAGGGAGAGCATTGCCGTACAAGTGATCCCAACAGCAAGAACCACATGGAAAAAGAAATTCAATGAACTGGTAAAGGGGTGATTATCTTCTAGAGGTCTACACAATGATGGCATCCGTCTGCCGATGTAAAAGACGGCTATAGTGTCCGGCAAATCCATATAAAGGTGGTGTGAGTTGACATGAGCCAAAGGGGCAGAGTTTATCTGCCCCTTTAACGTGTGCCAACACACGAGAATCTGTAAAGGAGTGTACAACAATGGAAAACAAGTACGGAGTAAAGGTGGGAGATATCTTCAAGGCATCGTGGGGATACGATGACACGAACACGGATTTCTTCCAAGTCATTGCACTGGTGGGGGAGCAATCCGTCCGTGTGCGTGAGGTCTGTCTGCCCATCGTGACAGAGGTACAAGGATTCTTGTCCTCTAACAAGACGTGCAGAATCGTGAACGAGATTCTGCCCCCTAAGGCGTTCAGCGTCTTCATCAAAGACAATGAAAAGGGTGCGGTCAAGCGTCTGAAGAACTACAGAACTGGAGAACCGTTGCCTCAGTTCAAGCTGTCCAGTTTTGCGGATGCGTGGCTCGTCCGTGGGGATACTGTCGATGCTTATGACTCATGGGCAAGGTGAAGAGCTGCGCAAACAAGGTCAAAAAATATTTTCGATTTGAATCTGATATTTTGGCTCTCTCATTCACTTATATACCGAAAGGAGAAATGAACAATGCTTAAACACATCAACGAATGGAGCGGTGAAGAGAATGATGCTGTCCTCTGCTTGGACAGCTACACCAACAACGGACGGATTTATATCGGTCTGCTGACATTCGACAAAGAGATGGAGTACTGGGAACCGTGGTGCGACATCACGGTGAACATCCCTATGACTCCGCTTACCGACAGAGAGAACTGTGCGTTCGTGGACATCAATAATGATCCCACGATTACCAAGTTCTTGAAACAGAACGGATTGGCCAAGCCTACTGGACGGTTTGCTCAGAGTGGATGGGTGACCTATCCCGAGTACCAGTTCGACATGGACAAGGTACGGCAGAACCTAGACGAGGGGGTGCTGTAATATGGACGTTCTGTACCGTTGCGGATTCTCTTTCTTCCGTGACCTTGGTGACGGACGGATAGAGATGGAAAACAAATTCACTGGTCTGCGGTTGGTGTACAACGTGAGAACTGGTGAGAGAACTGTAAAGGAGAGTGCCATATGAAAGTAAGCTACAAACACTATACCATCTGCGTAGATGATGCCGATGGCAAGGCTACCTTAACCGATGAAAGGGTCGGTCATAAGTGGGAGTTCTCTTCTGCAAATGAGGCGAAAGCTTTTGCGGATTGGAACGATGCAATCGATGAATCTGAACCTTACTGCTGAAAGGAGATATACAAATGACTTTTACTCGCAATGATGTCAAGCTGATGCGTGAGGAGCTTGAGAAAGAACTGGACAAGTTTGCTGCGGAGCGTGGAATCAAAATCACGTTCGGAAACGCAACCTACAACGATACCGAAATCCACTTTAAGGTGGATATCGTGGGAGCCGGAGAGGACAACGAGCGTGAGCGGTGGGCAGAGCATAGCAAGTACCTTGGTCTGTATGCCGATGACTACGGAAAGGAAATCATGCTCAACGGTGACCTCTACAAGGTGGTGGGCATCAAGCCCAAGGCCAGGAAGAACTGCATCGTCATCGAGCAGATGTCCAACAAGAAGAGATATGTCATCTCCAAGGACACCTTTGTCCGTTGCGGTGGAAAGGATTTATGGGCTGCCATATGAAAGGCATCTTTGTCAATCAGTTGTCGGCAAGCGGAGTGCCGTATGCTGACGCTATTGTGAGCGGATACAAAACAATTGAAACACGCAACCGTGACATGCTCTCTCACTGTGTGGGGGAGCATGTTGCTGTCATAAAAACGGTGCGTGGGAAGATGCCCACAATCGTGGGCTATGTGACCATCAATAGCAAGCTGTTTGCAAACGCCCAACTGTTTGACCTCCTAAGAGGTTGCACTCTGATTCCAGTGGGGAGCAAGTACGATATTCATGGTAAGGGCAAGTGGTGCTACTGTCTGAACGGAGCCGAGCGTTGCGAACCTTATGCTTTGCCCAAGGATGCAATCCGACACGGTCGGTCATGGTGCGAGTTCAATATCTGAAAGGGGAGAACCACATGATTAAGGTAAGCAAAAATGATCCGAGCGAACTCATGAAAATCTGCATGGATATCATCGAAACCTTTGAGGATTTCCTTGATAAGCGTGGCATCGTCATCGATAACGATGAAAAGGAAGAGGATGCGGATGCGTCCAACATCTATGGCATGGACTATGCAGAGCTGGAAGAGGGTGTGTCTGATATCCTTGATGCCTATGGTCTTATCGAGTACACGGAGAACTGAAAAATATTTTTATATAATCTGATATTTCGGTCATCTCATTCACTATTAAATGGACAACAAAAGAAAGGGGAAATGAAACATGTCCAACGCCGAAACCGCAATCTCTGCCATCAAGAAAAAGGCAGACATGATGAACGCCTACGCCGATGTGCTTGAGAATCTCAAGTCTCAGGAACGGTGGCACATGCACACAGACGATGAAACTGGTGAACTGGTAGACGATGAGGGGGAATATGCGGAGAACCATCTGACGGCTATCCGCAACGCCATCGCTGCCATCAAGAAACTGGCCGGGGTCTAATCCCTGGCCATTGCTTTAAGAAAGGAGCAAAACAATTGAATATTCTCATTGCTTGCGAGGAGTCACAAGAAATCTGCAAGGCTATGCGAGAGAAAGGGCATCGTGCCTTTTCCGCTGACTTGCAAGAGAGTAGTGGGGGGCATCCTGAGTGGCACATCCACGGTGATGTGTTGCCCATCATCAACGGTGACGCCGAGTTCACCACAGAGGATGGCAAGACCCACAAAATCGTGGGTCAATGGGATATGCTGATTGCGCATCCCCCTTGCACCTATCTCACGAACTGCGGTAACCGTTGGCTTTATCCCAACGGCAAGGGTGGGGGCATCAATGAAGAACGGTACAGCCTTGGTGTAAAAGCCAAGGCTTTTTTCATGCAGTTCCTCAATGCCAAGTGCGACAGAATCGTAGTGGAGAATCCTACGCCCAACAGCATCTACGGTCTTCCGCAGTACACGCAAGCCATTCAGCCGTATGAGTTCGGTGAACCTTGGAGCAAGCGCACTTGCTTTTGGATTAAGGGTCTGCCGACTCTCAAACCTACCAAGGTGGTAGAAGAGCATTACCCTTGGATGCCCACGCACAAGCATCCCGGCGGTAGCAAGAGGAACAGCAGAAGTCGGAGCAAGACGTTCCACGGTGTGGCTCTTGCGATGGCTGAACAATGGGGCTGACGCTCCACAGAAAGGAGAACAACATGGGATACGAAAGCAAATTGGTAGTGGTGAACGTACTGAATGCCAATGCCTATTGGCGTAAAAGACCTTACGCCGAGGTTGTGGCAGAGGTGAACTGCGCTGTCATGGGGCATGAGTTCTATGACTTTGTCAAGAAGAACGGTACGCCCATCGACTTTGATGTCTACATCGATGAGGAAGACGGCCCCACAACGGAAGACAAGTATGGGGCTGCGCTTACCCAGATCCCCATAGATGCGGTCATCGAGTTCCTCAAGACCAATGCTGAACTGAAGACCTACAGAAGAGCAAAGGTCTTGCGTGGGTTGCTGACCTCGTTCAAGCCGAAAGACTGGGCTGACGAGGACATCCGCCTGGTCCACTACGGATACTGAAATCCGTAAAACTTTTTTCAAAATGATGGTAATTTTTTGACCATCTCATTCATTAATAGTTGCGAGTGGCAAGAGCCACAGAAAGGAGCATGAGAATGAAACACATTCCTACCGTAGGTGAAAAGATGTACACCTACACCCCTTGCAATTCCTACTATGTCAATGCCGTGCGTGATCCCTACACGGTCGAGTCCGTCAAGGGCAACGTCATGGTGGCGAGAGCTGCAAGACCAGTATTCCTTGGCGTGAGGTACTACGATACCATGCCGGACTACATCGAGGATGACCCCGACGGTGAGCGCATGACGTTCCGTTGGTCGGAGAAGAAACAGAGGTGGCAGGAATCCCCCAACCGCTACGGATACCCCAAGGTTGCCGTGTTCGGAGATTGGGATTTCTTCCCCTACCTTGACTAAAAGAAAGGAGAAATCTGCATGACTGTCTACGATTTTCTTGACTGGTGCATCGACAAGGGAATGCTCACGGTGGAACTCTTCAGCATCGACAAGGGTGAAACCGTGTGGGTTGGGTACGGAGATGAAATTCCCGAAGAGTATGAGTATGCGGAACTCGGCTCGTTCGACATCCCCTCCAAGGCAGACCGCATGACCCTCAACATCGACTGAGAAAGGAGAACTGCGCATGAAACTGGAAGACTTTCTGGGCTATTATGATGTGGATGTTCCAGTAGAAATCTACAGCGCAGAGGGAACGGCATTCTACGGATACACGAATGAAAAGGAAATTTTCGATACTGTTGTGTATGGGAAGAGGTTCGTAGACTTGGACGTGGGGGCATTTTCTGTCACCATGAAAGATGATGAGCCTTGTCTCCTGGTCTTTATCGAAAACTGAAAAAGTTTTCCATGAAAGGAGTGTTGCGAATGTCTGACAAAACCTATGAGGAACTGTCCTATCAGCTGGAGCGTTGCGAGTTCTCCCTTACCACGATGCTCAAGGAAACGCAGGAACTTAGGGAGAAACTCAGCCACGCATATTGCTATGGTGATGCGTATACGAACTGGCCGGAGAACGCAGAGGATATGCTTTCCGACTTGGCTGATGCCATTGGTATAGCGGATGACAAAAGCTGTGAAATCGTGACGCAGATTAAACAGTATATCGACTAAGAAAGGAGATTTCCGCATGAGCAATCCTTGGGAAGAGGAACTGTGGATTCCGCACACTCTCAGCAAAATCTTCGAGAAGATGCCGTATGGTGTGCAGTACGATTACCGTGGTCATCAGCGTTATCATGGGATCTGGTCGGATGGGTCGGAGATTCTCTGCCCTACTGAACACCAGGCTGACGTCATTGCCGATTTCATTGACGCTATGATTGGCTACCCCATCTCACATACTGGGTACTATGATCCCAAAGAGGACGAGCGCAGCGGAGAGGTCGATGACCATACCGGGTACTGGTATGTCGATTGGGATTGAAAGGAGAACTGCACAAATGTTTCACATTGACTGGGATGGTCTTGATACCAAAGAATCAACTGGAATCTGCACCATCGTCTTTGGTGACAGAGCAGAAAGCTTCATCTTCTACAACTATGCTCCGTTTAGGGGTGCGCTCGACATCGTCACCAGTATCATTGATTGTGCCAAGCACTATGAGGACAACGAATTTGAGGATGTGGTTGGCGAGTATAGCAACCGTGAACAGGCAGAAAAATGGTGGGAGATTGAAAAGCAGTGCTCAGAAAAACTGCACAATCTCTTCACGGATGATGAGTTTGATTTCATCACATGCATGGTTGGGTACGAATAAAGAAAGGAGTTGCCCATGAGAATCAGCGATTTGATATGCATCCTCAACGATGTGGCGGCCGTGAACGGTGACATGGATGTTGCCTTATGCACGGACGGAAAAATCTACGAAGACCTAGACTTCAATTGCCCAGACGAAGACTCTCCCCTTTACATTGAGGGGTACAAAAACTGAAAGGAGATTCAGATGAAAGAGAAAACCGTAACGCTCAAGCCGTATGACCGTGAGGTGGCTGACGATGTGTTCTCCGTGCTGTTCAATGGAACTGACTTTGATACTGAGGACGGTCTGTTGGAAATCCCGGCTGCGTCCTACCAGTTGGTAGTCAGCGCATTGGAAATGATCCGTTGGGAAGTCCGTGGTGCTGACAAGGAAATCCTCAAAAAAGCAACCGGCATTGCGGAGATGCTGCGCGACCGTCAGAAGATGCGCGAGTGGAAACGGAGGGATGAATCCGCATGAAAATCTGCAAGACAATTGCTCTGATATTTTTTGTGGCTGCGTTCATGCTGATGTGCGCGGCCACTTTTTATATCCGCTCCGCTACGATAGTCGGCGTGGAGTATGACAATGACCTCTACATCATCGAGGACGATGCCGGGTTGGTGTGGCTCTACGGCGGCGTAGAAGATTTCACATGCGGCGAACACATAGCTATGCTGATGTGGAACAAGCTGACGCCTGGCTCCATACTGGATGACGTAGTTGTAACAATTGCATAAAAAGGCAGAGTAATTTTTGGTTACTCTGCCCGGTAATATTTCTGCCTACTTATTCACTATTAATACGAAAGGAGTGATACACATGAAGACCGAAGAACGGTTTGAGTACATCTACTACTGGTATGACCACTTGGTTCTCCGCTACAACGGAGATGCCAAGAAGGTGGCCGCTGCCATCGAGGCGAAAGATTTCGACGCGTTCATGGAACTCAAGCGCAAGTACAGCAATTACCAGGGTGGCGTTGTTCAGGACAATAGCGAATTTTTCCCTGACGTCATCCACGTTTGGGATAACGAGGTCAATGAATTTGTCGGCGAACTTGATGTTAATGTCCGAGAGAATTTCAACAAGATCACGCACTCCGAATATGAGTGTGGCTGAAAGGGGGAAATGCTGATGACAGTTGAAAGCTACGCTCTGAAGATTCTGTCAGACCACGGGTGTGACTGCTACACCTACGGTGGTGAGGACAGCAAGCACGTCCTTGAGGACTTAAAGGAGGGTTATCCTGACGGCATGGATTTCCCATACATCGACGTGGCCAACGCCATCCTTGCCATCAGCAGACCCAAGCAGATTCACAAGGCTCCGTTCCGCATGGTGTGGGATACGGACAACTGCTGCGACAGCATCGACTGCGAAAGCCTGGAGGCGGCGAAATGTCAGGCAGAGGATACTCTTATTGAGTGGCAGATGGAGGAAATCTCCAAATGGGCAGACGGAGTTCCTACCGAAGAGCAGATTGATGACTGGAACTACATGATTTGGAACTGCGGTGTAGAAATATATAAGTATGACCCGGATACCGATGAATATGTGGTGGCAGATCGCCTATCCTACGAGGAAGAAGAACAGCTTGGTTGGCGTGAGATTACCGAGGACTACAAGCCCTGGGAACTGATGAAAGGAGAATAATCATGGCTAACAAGACCGACAAAAACGTGGTAGGGCTTTATAACGGAGATGCACTGGACGAAATCACCATCAAGCTGCACAGCAACTCTGGGCCTGAAGTTGAGTTTACCGTGTGGGAAGACGATGACCACATGTACCATGTCTTTGCCGACACGGATGACAGCACAGAAGACTTTCTCTCCGAGTATTACCCAGAAGATTTGGAAAGCTACCGCAAGATGGTAGAGTGCATCCCTACGGCATCTTGGCGATATCTGAGAAGTATCAATCGCTTCATTGCACAGTATACCTACAACAGCATCCGTCCTCTGATTGAGGACGAATCCTGTTGGCTGACTCTGAATGAGGAAGAACTGGACAAAGATTGAAAGGAGAATCTGCATGAAGAAGACCTACATGGCCGTGACGGTGGAACGTGACGGAAAGCGCTGCGCCTATGCGATTGGCATCCGAAACGGACACGATAATGCGTGGGATGTTCTGTCCGCCATCGCAAATCTTGAGAGTGTACTGATCCTCGGCTCAAAGAAAGAAGCCGTGGAAACTGCATCCGCCTGGAACAATACATGGAAAGCGGAAGACCGTTACTGGGATTGCGATACACGCAGTTATCTGTGGGTCTACTGAGAAAGGAGTAAAATCATGGCGAGAATCACAACGAAAATCGAAGGGAACTCCGTCATCGTTTCCACGGAGTATTTCCCTGCCGGGCAGACCGACAAGGAAGAATCGGAAGACTACATGCACCTGATCCAGTCCATGCAGAGATGCACGAACGGCTCATGTCATGGATGTGTCTACGGAAACCTGGGTGACGGCTGTTTCACCCACATCATGCGGATGGCGTGGATGCAGTTGGCGAAACTCTGCGATGAGAAATATGGTGAGTTGGACGATGAATAATATCCAATCCTATTCACCAATAAAATCCACAGAAATTTGTGCAAAGTGTACAGTAATATTTTGCACTTCTGATTCACTACTATAGCGAAAGGGGGGAAACGATGGCGCAGACATACTGGTGCGTGATGACCACGGTCAAGGATGATGGAAGTTGCCACGGCGTAATCACAGAACATAGGGACGCCGATGAGTGCCCCGAGTCAACGATGACATCCACACGGAGGGCTGACATTTGGTGCGACTGGTTCGACAGTCGTGAGAAAGCTGTTGCGTTTATTAAGGAGGGTGAGAACGCATGAGAAAAAAAGACATCAACGAACTGTTCACGAATACTCTGAGAGAGTACATGGACAAGGGGTTCATCGTGAATGCCCAAACCATGACTGGCATGTCTTCCTACGAAATCTGCAAGGTTGACCTCACGGACGGCAAGGACATCTACCGTTTTCTTCTTGAGGAAACTCACGAGCATTATGATGACCCTGACCCAAACGTTTACCTCTACATTGACGGTATCCGTTTCAGCATTCACCGTCATGAGGTAAAGGAGTTGCACTCCAGGCTGGTTTGGGGGCTGTGGAACTATGAGGGAGAAATCATCCGAGAGGATAATTTCTATAGGATGCCAAACCGATCCAACCATGAAACCGTGCGGGATGCGTGGTATACCCCGGATTTCGATGCGGTGATAAACGCCGAGAGAATTCACGCCAAGCGCCGGGAAGCCAAGCGCATCTTACGTCCGTTCGGTGAGTTCTATGAGTACCGGGATTCCGCAAAGAGAAAGCTCCTTCCGCTCGTGCGCCGTCTGCCCAGGTGCAAGACCGCACACCTTGAGGACATCGGAGATGTGTGGCGTCATCGGCGTGAGGACGGTCGTAGCGTTATCAATCTCTATGTAAAGGGAAATCAACACGCTGTATACCTTGGAAAGGAGGAATCTGCATGAAAATCGAACTGACTCAGGAAGAAATCAACACGCTCTTGTGTGGGCTGAACGTGTTGGCAGAGAATGCACAGAAAGCGGCTGACCTCATCTATGACAATGACATCGTAGAAGAGTTGGACAGATATGTCGAAAAACTGGGAGACCTTAATCTGAAACTGTGCGGAAGGGGGAAATCCTAATGGAGGGCTACTGCAAGGACTGCAGGAAAGAGGAGACCTGCAAAAAAGACATCGGCTTCATCTGGGGCTTCTGCTACGCCGACTTTGAGCCGAAAGAAAAAGGAAAGGAGAATTGCTGTGAAACGATTCACAAAGGCGCAGAACAGTCTGCTTGAAACGTATCGCTTCGGCAACTACATCATCGAGATCTGCAAAGAAACTGATTTCGATGGGAATGAGTCTTTCGATGCGTATCTTCAGCGAAAGGGCTACGGCATCAAGGACTACATGTTCGGAGTTCCTACGGAAACCAATACCCTGGAGGGATTCATCGAACTGGTTGAGGCGAACATTGAGGAGTACATCCGTTTCTACCGCGAGGAGTACTGCAATGAGTAGGAAGAAATCCGCCGAGTGCATCTGCATCGTGGTGGAAACGAACAACCAGATGTTCAATCCTCTTGGAGCTACACCGTTGCACCGTGTAACGCTCCACACAGAAGAGGACAAGAAGACCATCGACAAATATCTGCTTGAGAAAAACGCCCGTGGGTATGACGAGGATACCTACGGTCATTTCTTTTGGAAACGCTGTAAAAAACCGAGGGAGATGTCCCTCGAAACATTTATGAGAAAGGGGATTATATAATGGCAAAAGCTGTGAAGAAAGCGTGGGTGCGCTACGATGACGGCACGGAAAGCGGCGAGGAGAAATACGAACTCGTGCTGTGGGACGAGGAAACGAACAGCTGGTCACTTGACCTTTCGACCAGGTTCGTGGCGGATGCGGAACACCCAGACGCCGGAAAGAACTTCGTGAGCTACGGTCTGGTCACGGAGATTTGCAAGCTGTCCATGCTTGGGTATACCATAGAGATTTAAAAAGTGCCTTGATTCTTTTGAGTCAAGGCACTATTATTATATAAAAGGGGAGATGAAAATGACAAAGAAAGAACTGAAGAAATATTTTGCACATCCGAGATATGACGGGATTCGCCAATATGTGAATCAGATTATGGAAGAGCGCCCGGATATTACGGATGAACTTGACATAGATTTCGCCGCCTGCACGATGGAAGAATGTGAAAGAGACGGAGTGAAACTGAGCGTGGACAATGCGCTGCGCCTCAATAAAGAGAAAGACCCAGTGCCGACCGGGGCGGAGATAAAGGAACACCTGGCCGAGATTGGCTTGGGTTCGGACGAGGCGTTGTTTTCGCTTGTGCAAAAGAGTCTTGAAGAGATAGAGCAGAACAGGCCGGAAGAGCCGAAGATGACGGACGTGGCTAGGGCCGTGGAGATGACGAGGATAGGCAAGGAACTGTCCGATGGAAACAAAGACATCGTTCTCATGGGAATCCCCGCAGATCTGTCATGGAGTTTTGCGCAGCTGAAGATTGCGTTCTTCACCGACAAGCTTACGGAAGAGGAAGAGAAAAAAATATATGACCTTCGTCTGCTGTCCGACAGGGTAAAGTTCAAAACGGAACACGGCATAGGATATGGCATGTTTAAGATAGACCTCAAGTAGAAATCCACACAACAATCATCGAGAACTGCACGGAAACGTGCGGTTCTTTTTTTATGCCCAAATCCACTTGACACGGGATGTTATTATATGCCGCCAAAGGACGGTGAGTAACATCAGCACACTCAAGAACAAATACTGGGTGAACTACAACGGAACACTCATGACCCTTGCGGATTTCGCCCGCATGATTGGGGTGAGATACAACACGCTCCGCGGTCGCGCCCAACGGAACGAGGACATGTTCGCTCCGCTGTCACAAACCCCATCGGAAAGACGCAGCACCGCACGGACATTCTCCTCAAAGCTTGGCGGATACACCTTGGAAGAACTGGCTGAGTTGTACGTCAAGTTTCGAGGTTCCGAGGACGAGCTGGAGATACTGGCAGACCTTGCGTGTATGCGCCGTCACGGTTCATCCGTAGTCAAGCTGCAGCGTCAGATTGAAGAATATCTGGAACAAAAACAAATGGAGGTATGGAGAGAATGAAGCACCACAACCTTGTGTACTGCAAGCATCACGAGTCAGACAGCCGTGCGTTCTTGTACGAGCTTCCCGCCAACGTGCAGGTGACCGCCGGAGATAAGCTGTGCGTGGAAGACCGTAGGGGTGAGCACATCGTCACGGCGTTCTGCGACAACTGGTACAGCCTTGACAGCTTTACCGAAATCCTCTGCGTTGCCAACGGCGGCTACTATCCGCCCGCCAAAGTCATCGGCACTGTGGAGAAGAGGACTATCACGGTTTCGCAGGAAATCATAAAGAATTTTGACGGAGAGGAGATGTTCATGCCATTTTGAAAGGACTACAGAAGAATCAGACGGTGAAGAAAGAATACACCATAGTAGTATTCCTTACCACCGAATATGGAGACCAAGAGGTATTCAGTCAGACCGTCAGCGCGGAGAGCATCCGTGAGGCCATTCGTCTGGTCAACTCAGCCATAAACGGCGGATGAAATTTGTGCAATATGCGCTCTGATATTTTGGGCTTGTTATTCACTATTAAGTGACGAAGAAAGGAGGCATCGAGAAGATGTTTGAAAAGTATGACAGGGCTGTGAGCCTGTACATGGACAACATGAAGCGTAACGAGCTGTCCGAGAACAGCATCAGCAGTTACGCCCGGACGTACCGAATGCTCCGAGAGAGCATGGAGCGCAGCGGTGCGGAAGACATCGGCGTGGAAGCCGTGATGCGGTTCAAGCTTGACACCGATGTGAAGATAACCACTATGGCTCTCTACCTCACGCACATCCGTTGCCTGTCGAACTTCGCCGTAGCGTGTGGCATCGTGGACAAGCCGTTCTTCCTGGACACCCTGATGCCTCCCAAGAAGAAGCTGAACGTGGAGCGCAACAAACCCTATGAACACGTCCTCACGGACGAGGACGCCGAAGCCCTGATCACCTGCGACAAGCCCAAGTTCGGAAGACGGTCTTCCAAGTGGCTGCGTGAGAAAGCCGAGGTCACCATGCTTCTCCAGTCCGGGTTGCGGAACAGCGAGATTCGTTCGCTCCGGCTGTGCGACCTGGACTGGGAGAACGGTGTGGCGTATCCGCAGGACACCAAGGGAGACAAGCCCCGCGCCGTGGTCTTCTCCGAGGCATCTCAGAACGCCGTGCGTGAGTACCTTGAGAGCGGTCTTCGTCCCTCTTGGGTTTCCGATGATGATTGGCTGTTCGGATCGGTGAACGCCCAGGGCGGATGGAATCCGATGTCCAGAATAGAACTTTCCGAGCGAATCAAGCACTACACCAAGGCTGTCCTGGGCGAGGAGAAATCCTGCAGATCCCACGCAGCACGTCACTGCTACGCATCCGTCCTCTTGGAGAACGATGTTCCGATGGAGCTTATCTCCGAGACGATGGGCCACAGCAGTGTTGCGACAACGAAAATATACGCCGCCCGCTTCAGTGTGAACGCTCCGGCAATGGCGGTGGCCAACGTGTTCAACAGAAAGGAGGCACAGTGATGTCCAAGAAAAAGAAACAGGACACATCGTTCGTTCTCGTCGGAGAACATGTAGAAAACTGCCCGCACTGTGGCGGAAAGTCTGAGGTCAGAGAGTTCCGGGGAATGTTCCGCCACGGATGGGTCGGGTGCGTTCCCTGTGGATGCTACATCAACTGGAGCCATGACCCGGCGGGAGCGATTGCCAAGTGGAACAGGAGGGCGGCGTAAATGATGAAGACATGGTACACGATTTGGGCGGTGGCGGAACTCATCTTTGCGACTGTGTTGCTTATCAAGGGCGATATCAGCGGTGCGAGACACGCGGTAGAACTGACAACGGCTTGTCTCATCCTTGCAAAGCTGGAAGAGTTGGACAAATGAAAGGAGGGCGGCGTGATGCTTGAAATCGTACTCGTCATCAACAACGTGCAGAGCTATGCGTGTTCAATCTGTGGCGCTTTTCTGTTCAGTGATGATGACGAATGCCGAGGGCAGGAGAACTGGGCATTCTGCCCGTTTTGCGGACAGCCGCTCTATCCATATACGGATGAGAGGTATGCCAAATGAGCCTTGACAAAGCCATAGAGCATGGCAAGGAGAAGCGCAAGCCCTACCGTGGGGCGAAAGCCATAGACTGCACATGCAGAAACCACGGCAGTTGTCCGTGGTGCATAGAGAACAGGACACACAAATTCCGAGATAAGAGGGGAGAAGATGCCATGAGAGTTGAGAAAACATATTACGCCTTTGACGAAACGGAGTTCGACAATGAGGCGGATTGCATTGCCTATGAGGACGAATGCTACAGAAACATGGGCGCTGTCGCCGCCTTTGACGATAACCTGAATTTCATAGAGAAACCCACCGCGGAACAGTGGGAAGAATCCATCATGTACATGAAAATACTCGACGGTAAGAAAGCCGAGCGGTTTGTGCGGTGGATTAAATTATGGTGCGGTATGGACTGTGACGGTCTGTACGGAGAGCTTCACGAGGGCGATGTATGGGCATGGGACAATGACGATGCAGTATGGTACAAGCCGCTGGAAAAGTTGGCGGAACTGCAAGCCCTTGCCGACCGCATCAACAAGGCGGTGGGTGATTCATGATAATCACACGCCACGGTGACAAACGCGCACGGAAGCGTGTGGGCGTCAACCGAAGCGCCGTACAGAAGTTGGCAAGGAAAGCGTTGGACAACGGAATAGCCCGTGACGATACCCACGGCGGTCTGCGCCGCTACCTCGACTACGTTTCGCACCGCAACTCACGCCCGGTCATCATCCGGGTCTGGAGCGAAAAGGTGTGGGTCTTCTCCGAGGACTACATCCTCATCACGGTGCTTGACCTGCCGCAGAAGTACAGGAACCGTGCCAACGGCATGATGAAGAAGGGGGAATCCGATGCGGTGGCTGATTGAGTTCGGCAAATATCTCATAGCATATATAGGAATCTGCACAACCGTGTTCATCAACATACACATCAGACACATGGAAGAAAAAGAAATGGAGGAAGAAAATGAATAAGGAGTTCACATTCGGAGCGTCCTCGCAGGAGATAAAGGCGGAAGCGTTCGACATCATCGCCAAGTTCGTACATGAGCAGTACGATTCCATTGGCATCTCCAACATCACCCCGGACGAGGCGTTCTTCGTCACGGTGGTCACGACCACGGAGGATTTTTTGGGCGCTTTCCGCCCCAAGGAGGAACCCTGATGCCGCCGCTGATTCTCCTGCACTCATTCTACTACGATGCCCAGCAAAAGATGTACGGGCCGAAAGAGGTCTACGTCAACCCCAACCACATCGTATCCGTTGAGCGCCTGAAAAAGCATCCGAGCGCCCCAGTGACAGAAGCTATTCCAGTCTCCCTCGTCTGCCTTACTAACGGCTCGGTCATGGTCAAAGAGTTGCCCGACGAGATTTATTCCGCTATGGAGGCACACGCATGAAAGACTACATAGGTCTGGCGGATAGCTGTCGCAGAAAAGCGCAGGCTATGCCGTTCAAGTTCTCCGAGAACGCAGAAACCGTTGCGCTCCTTATGACGGCTGACGATGCCATCAGCGAACTGTACGAGAAACTTTTGGACTGCCGCAATTTCCTGTGCGAGAAATGCGGTCTGTACAGGCAGGCGCACGTTGGAAGCTGTGACAGTTGCAGATGGAAAGAGATATGACCATGAATAATGCGGTTCTCATCAGTATCAAGCCAAAGTGGTGCGCACTGATTGCCTCCGGGGAAAAGAGCATGGAGGTGCGGAAGACCGGGCCTAAAGCGGAGCGTCCATTCAAGTGCTACATCTACTGTACGAAAGACGGCGCAGATTCGGCAACACAATTCCTTTCGGGTTATGTTATTGGCGAGTTCGTGTGTGATTGGTGCGAACAGTATATGCCGTGCCGCACCGACTTTGCTGAACTTTCCGCTGGAAGCCTTGTCAAGCCGAAAGAACTCTATGAGTACGCCAAGGGGAAGCCGCTCTACGGCTGGCACATTTCGGACTTGAAGATATACGAAGAAATGAAGCCCTTGGAAAGCCTAAAGAGATGGGAGGAAAGTGGAATGTGGTCACATTTGGTGAGCATTACAAGACCCCCACAGTCATGGTTTTATGTGGAAGAGGTGGACGAATAATGCCCAAGAATACATACGGAGATAACAGCACCGAGCTTATGCTCTACGTCAACTACATTCAGGACGAAGAGGGAAACATGTTGGCTGACGGCTACGCCTACGGAGAGCCGTGGGTAGCGCAGGCGTTGTACATGGATGACCTCAAGTTCGACACCCCGGAGAAAGCAAAGGAATGGTGGGAAAAGAATTATGGACAGAACTGAACTCACATGGAACGTCTACATCGGTGACTCCAACGCAAAGACGATAAAAATCCACAACGTCTTCAATCATGGGTATTTCTTGGAGTGTCTGAAGAAAGCCGCCCGGAAATATAAGGATACCGAGCGTGACCTCTTCTGCGAACAGATGCGCAAAGACCTGCTCTATTACTACTGGAGCAAGTGCGAGTGGGAAGTCGTCATCGACCACTGGCCGCACTGGGATAAGTTTAATTCCGAGAAGGTGGACGTGTACTCTCAGGTTCGCATGAACTGGGAGCCGTTCTGTGAATATGTGTGGGCGCACAGGGCTGTCCTGCGCCGCCGTGAAAAGAAAGGAGATAAGGATTGACGGACTATTCTGAACTGGTACGGTGTATCCGTGACTGCTGGGATGAAAGCGTTGGAGAGCGTGTCGAAGATGCCACCATCTGCGACTGTGACCACTGCATGTTCAAGGACAAGATAAAGGTTGTCCGTGATGAGCACGGTGAAGAAATCTACACGGACTACACCACCTGTGAAACGGCTATGGTTCTCGCCGCCGCCGATGCCATAGAAGCTCTTCAGACTAAGCTGGAGAACCGTGATGTCATGCTCGGCCACATCGTCAACGGTCTTACCCGGAGCATGAACGCCATCTCGGACGTTATCAACGGAAGGGATGACCGAATCATATGACAGATACCTACTACGCCGCCCTCTGCCGAAGGCTCCGTAACCGCCGTGTGTGCATACAGGAGACGGGCGGATTGGAAGACCACAGTCTGATGGTCGAGGCGGCGAAAGCAATAGAGTCCGCCGTTGGTGAGGCGCAGGAGGCGTGGAAACACTACCTGAACAACGTCCCACGTTGGATTCCCGTCAGCGAGAAGTTCCCGGTAGAGGGCGAACACGTCCTGCTCTACGCCGATGACGATGAAATCTACATCGGATGGTTTGTCGGGTTTCAGCACGGAGTACCCATCTTCGAGAACGATGAGTATCAGTGGGATGGAGTTGTCACGCACTGGCAGAAACTCCCCGGTTTCCCCCGTTACTGTGCGTCCTGCAAACACTACATGGGCATGGGTGACTGGAGCCTCTGCTGTGACCTGAAGCACGACCTCTGCTATGAGAACACAGCCGCCTGTAGCCGGTACGAAAAGAAAGAGGTAGAGGAGGGAGAAGAATGACCAACGAGGAACTGATGGAAAAGCTCCGTGTATGTGCGGGCGGTAAATGCAATGAGCGAGACACGGACGGATGTTGGACAGACCTTATGTATGAGGCCGCAGACGCCATAGAGGAACTGACCACGCAAATTCCCAAGTGGATATCCATAAGCGAGGAACTTCCCAAAGAGTTCCACGATGTTCTGTGCTTTACGGATGCGTATGATATGTTTCTCGCAACGTACTATGGGCTTGATGGAGATGGAGAGCCTATATTTGATGATAACAACGGCGATTATTGGGAGGGAACTGTTATCTACTGGATGCCCATTCCCGCGCGGCCGGAAGAGGTGAACGATGGAAGTGATTGAGAGAAAACCCGTCCCCGTGTACGAGGTCACTTGCCGTGAGTGTGGGTCACGCATCCAATACAAAGCGTGTGAGGTAAGTCTCTGTCACATCACATGCCCCGTGTGTGGCGTATCTCTGTGGGCGAACACGATTAACCCGGTAAGGATGGAGGAAAAAGTATGAGCATACTGATTAAAAACATAAAAATGCCGAAAGACGAACCTTTGTTGGTGAAAATCAATCCCGACGGAACTGTAAGCACCACATGGAAAAATGGTTATAAGAAATATGAGTCCGTTGAACTCCCGCCGCATGGGGATTTGATAGACAGGGATGTGGCTGATGAATACGCTTATGATATTTTGGCGATTGCATCTGATAGAGCGTATGGCAGTCAGTGGGAAGCGGCACGGGAGATGCAAAAGATATATCGAGAATCTCCTGTTGTTGTTCCCAAAGAGGTAGATGAATGAAGCGAAAAACAAGAGCGCAGATGCGGGGGAAACCTCTTGACGATGATTGTAAAAAGTACGGTCGTCCCGACAGCGGACAGTTTGGCCCTGAAGATAAGCGGTGCTTTTGTACCGGCATATGGAACAGAATGTATGACGAATACGAGCGTAAGTGCATCTGTTGTCCGGCTTGGGCGAGTAATGCGTGTGCAGTGGATGAGGGCGAATGAATGATTTTGCTGAATTAATGATTGCATGGATGGAACATGAAGAAAGGAAAAAGAAGAACATGACTTGCTTGGACTGTGTTAGCTGCGTTAGAGATTACAATGCCGAACCATACTGCGTCTTGTATGGACACCTTGACGATGAAGACCTGAAGTATGAACACTCGGAAAACTGCTTTGATTTTCATCCAAAGGAGCTGTGCCGTAATGAGTAACGAATATCCCAACCCCACGAATCCTGCGCCTATCCACGGTAAGATTGACCACTATGATTGCGACTTGGAGTCTGGAACGATTTCCTATCATGTGGTCAAGACCAACGGCGACCGGCTCCGTTCTCTTTCTGATGAAGATATTGCGAAGACACTTAATTCGGCTGGTATTTGTCCATCGTGGGTGAAATGGACGAAATGGGAATGCCCGAATATTGAGTGCCATGAATGTTGGATTAAGTGGCTGAAAGAGGAGGTATCCAATGCTTGACGGATTAAGGGATTTATTTCTCTCCGCAATTCTGTGCCATGATGAGGCAGAGGCTAATAGGCTCGTTGAAGAGTGGAATGAGGAAATCGAAAGACTCCAAAAATTGTTTGATATGGCTCGATTTTCCAATGTATCAAAGGAGATATCGGAATGAGTGGGACTGCCACATGGATAAACATATCGAGTATTACATGGAGGAAGAAACATGAGTAATATCGTTATGGGCGATGAATCCTGCGCCGACTGCATCTGCCGTGTATGCGCACACAATGAGGACAATGACGCATACAACTACGCCTGTCCAAAAGACTGTATCCCGTGCGCCGATTGCTTTGTCGGTCACGAATACTGCGACAATCCGTTGGATTGTTATGAGTTCATGCCAAGCGAGGATGAATTATGAAGATATGTCCTAAGTGCGGCGGCATTGCCTACTATGACAGTTACCATCACGCCTATATCTGCAATCGGGCCAACTGTGATTACTGGGAGCCGAAGAAGCCGACCAATTATGATAGGCTCATCTCCATGACCCCGGCGGAGATGTCCGAGTTCTTGGGGGAAATCACAAACGATGGTGAATACGGTCTATGCCCCGATTCAAACTGCAAATGCCGTAAGAGTGGGTGCGCGGGCTGTTGGCTTGACTGGCTGATAGAGGAGGCGGGAGAATGAGAGTTGACTGTGGGCCGTATTACTATTGTCCTCGTTGCCCGGACGCAAAAGATGATGTCGTTCCGTCCCATATCTGTTCCATTTGCGGATGCTATGAAAATCCCGGAAGCAAGGTGGCATCAAAGGCAACGTGGATATGCCCCGAATGTGCGGAGCAGATTAAGAAATTGATAGGCGGTGTGCGAAAATGAATAGACCAATTACCGTTTGTGATAGATGCGGAGAGAAATATTCCTGCCTTTTGGATTTTGACAGTGTTTCTTGCCGCGAAACGAGAACCGTTGAACCTACCAACGCTGACAAGCTCCGCAGTATGGACGATGAAGAACTTGGCAGGTTTTTGGCAAACATCCGCAATGAGATAACTTGTGTTATTAGCGGCATATATGGATGCGAAGAAGATTCTTGCGACAAATGTTGGATTAAGTGGTTGGAGGAGGTATCCGAATGACCAACGGCGATGTCATCCGCTCTCTGTCCGACTATGACCTTGCGGAGTGGATAGCAAAGGTTCTGACATTTCATGTGCGATATGCGAAAGTCTATGACGAATGTTGCGACAAGGAATGCCCACTGTACTGCTGTTGTAATGACCAACCCACGGACAACATCGAAGGATGGCTCGGACTGGAGGTGTCTGAATGACCATAGGTAAATGCCCCGTGTGCGGTCACGATGAAGTCATCGGCACACGCACGAATGCGGAATTTATTCGGGAATTAACAGACGAGGAATTGGCGGTGTACATTGACGAGCATTGCTGTGACGCCATGTGGTGTACCGTTCCGCCGAAAGAGGAATGCCCTCCGCATAAGGAGTGCGTAAAGTGCGTTTTGGACTGGCTGAAATCGGAGGTAAAAGATGCTTGAGATTATTGTGAGTATAGAATGGCTTGTCCTCGGAATCGTCTTATTCTGTGGTATGCGCAGTTGGAACAGGCGGTTCACCCAGCTGTACAACGAACTCACCGCCGAGGATGATGAGGAGTAAACCATGAGCGCATTGATTGACCGTGATGATACAATCGAAAAGCTGACGCAACTCCGCATTGATTATTTGGACGGGACGTGTGGCGAGGACGCCGTGCATGATGCCCTTATGTATTCGTATGCCAAAGTTGTGACCAATTGTATGGACATTGTGCGTACAACACCTGTTCTTGAATCGGTCGTGCGGTGCGCCGAATGCGAGAACGCAATGGACATTGGTCAGGCGTACCTTATCTGCCCCATGATAGACGGGTGCGTGAAGAAAGATTTCTACTGCGCCCACGGAGAAAGGAAGAAAGATGGGAACTAACTACTACGCCGTGCGGAACAGACCCACCACGGAATCTCCCCATCATATCGGGAAGAGTTCTGTCGGCTGGCTGTTCCACTTTCAGGAGCAGTCCGACACATGGTCTGAGCCGCCAGTAACATGGCACACATGGCCGCAGGTGAAGACGTGGCTCAAGAATCACACGGTCGATTCCACGGAGTTCGTCATCATGGACGAGTACGATGAAATCATCCCCTACGATGTTTTCGTAGACCTCGTGGAAACCAAGCAGAACGACCCCGAAACGCGGGACAACCCGGACAACTTCAACTATCGGGTCAAAAACATAGACGGCTACCGATTCTCGGACGAGGAGTTCTTCTGATGGGCAGACACGCCCTTGACCTGACCGGGAAAAGATTCGGTTCGTGGACGGTCTTGGGCCGCTCCTACGCCGACTACACCAGTACGTCCGTGGACTTCCGCAACGGCATGATAGTCTCGCACAGCACCCCACGTTGGCACTGCCGTTGCGACTGCGGTGCGGAGGACATTGTGATAGGGAGCAACCTCAAGTCGGGCCGCTCCACATGCTGTTATAACTGTCGGAATAAGAAGATATCCGAAGCACAGCACAGATACCAACGAAAGGCGCACATCGCCATAGAAATGTTTGAGGAGGAGATTGCCGATGTCTGATATGGAATGGCGGAGAGTCTACGCCGACTGCGCCGCCTCCGCCCCCGTGCTTCCCATAGCGGAAACCAATATGCACGGCCTCCTCGCCAACCCCAACGGTACGCACCAGTATGGGCGTGTGGCAAGGAGTTTGTTGGAGAAAGCCCGTGCGGATATCGCCGAGTGTATCGGCGCTGATTTTCCCACGGAGATAGCGTTCACGCCGTCCGCCACAGCCGCCTGCCGTTTCGCCGTCAACGTCATGAACATCGGATGGTGTTCGCCCTACGAGCATAAGGCTGTCCGTGACTCCGTGGAGTCTATCCGTTCGTTCGGCGTTGTGGACGGGAATGCCGTTGCCCACATGCTCGTCAACAACGAGACCGGGGAACGGTATGATTACGAGGTGAAAAAGGATTCCACTCACAACCGTGTCTTCACGGACGCCACCGCCGCTGTCGGTCAGATTCCCGTGAACGTCAAAGAGCTGGGCGTGGAAGCCCTCGCCGCAGGAGCGCACAAGTTCGGGGGATACCCCGGCATCGGATTTCTCTATATGAAGGGAGGGATATCCGATGACGATACGTTCCCCGGCACTCCGCCCGTGGCTCTTGTCAGTGCTATGGCGGACGCCCTCGTGTACAGAACGGAGTATATGTACGAAGACGGTGACAGAATGGCGGAGCGTCTGTACGGTCTCGGTCATTCCATCATGGAGATTGAGGGGGCGCATATCAACACGCCCATCCATGCCGTGCACAGTATTCTGTCCGTCCGATTCGATGGCGTGAACGCCCGTGAACTGCTCGTTGCCCTTGACGCCCTCGGCGTGTACGCTTCGGCAGGCGCGGCCTGCTCCTCCGATTCTGACGCACCGTCCCCCGTTCTGCTTGCGTCCGGGCTTACCGTGGAGCAGGCTCTCTCCACCATCCGTCTGTCTTTCTGCCCCGAAACTCCCAAGGAAGACTACGATTACGTTGCAGACGCCCTCAGACGGGCTGTGGCGCAACTTCGTCAACTTACGCAATAACTATACTCCGAAAAGAAAATGCCGTCAGAACGCATTCTGTTGCGTCTGACGGCATTCTTTGTGTTTTGGTGTTTAGGTGAGAGCCACCCAACTGAGCGTTGCTCCATCGTTGGTGACGGCGCATTTGAGGTGGTAGTTGCCGTTCTCTTCAGGGAACGCGGGGAGTTCCTGACCCTGAGTTCCCGCTTCGGCCCAGCCGTTGACCTCATCGTAGACATAGGTTGTGGAACTGACCTTGCAGGTGCTTCCCTCCGCCATGCCTGTAAGGGATTCGATATCGGACAGTGCGTCCGCCTCGATTTCCATGATTGGCTTCAGGGCGGGATAAGATACGGATTTGATTTCGTATGCCATATATGATTCCTCCTCATTAAGATTTCATTATCCAAAGGATAGAGTTCAGGTAGCTCATGTCATCGCCTATGGCGGTTCTTGCGTTCTTCGCCTCTATGAACAGCCTGTTCAGCGTCTTCTGCACATCGGTTGGGTCGTAGCCCTCTTCACGCAGGCGTATGATTCTGTCCGTGCCAACTCCAAACTCGTTCTTGAGTACACGCAGGCATATGCTTGGGTCGGCTTTCTTCAGTGGCGTAACGGGAACGTCGGGTTCGATGTCACTGTACGCCAGCTTGCGCCAGTCCAGTTCCGTTCCATAGAAGAGGTCGAAGTCCAGACGCCCATCCCATCCGTTCAGATATCCGCAGGAAGTATATTGGTGCATCCAGTATTTGTCGAACGGTTTGACCGAGCCTTTCTGCCACGGCTTCTCCAAGAATCCGTGTACGGGGTTGTAATCTGCGTACTGCGCCATCCACAGCGGATATCCCGCCGCCGCTATCTTGTCAAATCCGTTGGTCTGCGTGATGCTCTGTGAGCAGTAGACGAACGGCTTGACGTTGGTCAGCCGATAGACCTCATCGAGACATTCTTTGAGGTAGCCTGCGCCCTTGCGGACGGCGTTGCCCTCGTAGTCTATGACGAGGATTCCCTTGCCGATATACGGCTGGATGGTGTTGACGAAGTGCTGTGCTTCAGCCACGCCTCCGTAGAGGTCAAGGAAATGATACACGCCGAAAGGCTTGTTCTTGGACATCAGCCATTCGAGCCATTCCTTTGCGGGGGGATTCACATAGGACGTGCCTTGCGTCACCTTGACGATGACTCCGTTCAAATCCGGGTTCCGCTTATACATCGTGTCGAGGTTCATGCCCGTCTGCCACGAGGATATGTCGATTACATTGAGCATTCACTCACCCCTTACTGGTAAACGATGATATTCCCACCGAGATTCTGATACACGGTGCATTCCTTTATCGTTCCGCCGACATTTATGAACGCCTTTTCCACTTGGATGATGGCGTTGCCGCTTCTGATGAACACGGGGATATTGTTTTTCTTCCATATGGCGTAGAGCGTTACGGCGGCGTTGTCTATGTACGATGCGCCTGCGGCGTAGGACGTTCCGCTGTCGTCCGCCGCCGTGTTCCAGTGTTGGAACGTGTAGTTGGCTTTGGTATAGCCGTTGCTCTGAAGGGTAAGGGGTGTGCCCCAGTATTTCGTCTGTTCTTCTGTTGTTCCGCTGTCCGCTCCGTTGCCGTTGTAGCTGACGGTATAGGTTATCTGTGACCATATGGCGTAGAACGTGACATTCGCTGTGATGGTATAGGAATCTCCGGGCTGATACTGCGCCGTTGTTGCTGATTGGTTTGTGTTCCACCCTACAAAGTTGTAGCCCGTCTTTGTATACCCACATTCGGGCATAATTATCTCAGTGCCGTAGGTCTTATCGTTGAAGGAACTTGTGGAACCACTGTTGTTCCCGTTGCCGTTAAAAGTCAGCGAGTATTTGGATGTGTAGTCCGGGCCTGTCACATCCTTGTTGATGTATACAGCGTGGTCAAACGCCGAGTCTCCCGCATCGTGAGCGCCCACTTTCACGTTCACGGTCGAGTTCTTGTTGAGTGTACCCCTCCAGTAGAGCGTCAAGTTTTTCACATAGTACCGCTCTCCGCCGCCGGTTCCCCAGTTCTCAGAACGGGTGTCGCTCCCCACGCGGAAATCCATATAGTCCGGGGGCTTGTATGTGGAGGAGGAGCCTTTGGATGTGGTCTGCACGAACTTGAACGCAATGCCGTTGTTCGTAAGCCGCGCCATGCTCACCGTGATGACCACGGTGTATTTGTTCATGGCTTTTGTGATACTGGCTACGGACGAATACGAGCCGCCTGGGTCGTTAGTCTGCCATCCCATGAGCTACACCACCTTATGCGTGGTACAGATATATCTGTCCGTCAGAGATGTCCGATGTGGTCGGAGGATTGTGGTTTCCATGCTTGATGCCCACGTTGGCAGGCAGGATGTCCGAGCCGAGCTTCGCCGCCGTCACCGCTCCGTTGGCTATGCGTGAGATGCCGTTGCTTGTTATCTCCGTATCCGTGATGGAGCCAGCAGCCACGGGAGATGTGGTGAACGTGGTTCCCGTAATGGTCATGCCGTCCGACATGGTGAACACCGCATGAGCGGTCGATGTGGAATCAGCCACGATGCTCACGGTCTTAATGCCCTTCGCCATGTTTACCCAGTAAGTAGCCCATCCCGAAGCCACGCCCGGTTCCTTGTTGGTGTTGGCGGAGATACACATGAACGAGCCACCGTTGTGCGTCACCGTATTGAGCAGAACATAGCTTGTGGCACTGCTCCATGCACCTTTATTCACGATTGCGACTTGTCCGAGTTCATAAGATGCCATGTTGTCTGTCCTTTCCTAATACTAAGATTGGAGGTTGTATGAAAAATGTCTGTAACTGCCAAACAGCGATTGCTGAAAGAAACAGAGAGACAATTAAAGACTTTTTTATTGGAGAAAGATATCAACTCCGTACTTGATATCCTCTCCGCGAACCTGTCCTCATATGCCGTTGAGGAACACCCCAACGAGTCAGGCTCAAATGATGCGCAGGAAATGCTCGACATATACTGCGATACGAAGAGATTGCAGGGATGCTCGGAAAAGAGCATCACGAGGTCTGTCTACACGCTAAGAAGATTGTTCTCCGCTCTCAATGTCCCCGTAAGGGAAATCACCGTGTTCCACATCCGCTCTTATCTCGGCAAGGAGAAAGAGCGCGGGATTGCAGACTCCACATTGGAAGGGAACAGGAGCGTATACTGTTCTTTCTTCGGATGGTGTCAGAAAGAGGGCCTGCTCAAAGATAATCCGTGCGCTAATCTCGCACCCATCAAATGCGCCAAGAAGGTGAAGACCCCGTATTCCGATACGGAAATAGAAAAGCTGAAAGAGAAATGCCGTAATCCGAGAGACAAGGCTATCATCTTCTTTCTTTTGGCTACTGGATGCCGCATCTCCGAGGCGTGTTCCCTCAACCGCTCCGACCTCGACCTTGTGAACTTTGAATGCAAAGTCCGAGGCAAAGGCAACAAGGAGCGCGTGGTGTTCTTCGACGGCGTGACCGCCATGATGCTGGAACGCTATCTGAATAAGAGAAAAGACGATTGCGAGGCGCTGTTCATCAACCGTTCCGATGCGCGTATACAACCCGGTGGAGTCCGAAGGATGCTCAGACAGCTAGGCGCGGAGTCCGGGGTAGAGCGCGTCCATCCGCATAAGTTCCGCCGGACGTTGGCCACGAACCTCATCAACAACGGTATGCCCATTCAGGACGTAGCGGCGGTACTCGGCCATGACAAGCTGGACACCACAATGGAATACGTCTACCAAAGCAAGGAGAACGTGCGCAACGCCTATCGTAAGTATGCGTGAGAGGGGAGGGGGAACCCTCCCCTTATTTTTTTATACTCTCAATGGTTGAGCTTGATTTTATTGTGAAATTGTGTTTGAAATAGGCGACATACACTTCACTGCCGCTGTTGTTGGCACAGCAGATGCACACCACGTCTTCCTTTGCGACTGGGGCGAAGGGCGCATTGTTCCATGCGTAGTCACGAGGTCTCCGTCTGCATCTGAGCAGGCCCATGCAGGTGTAGTATTTCCTCGTTCCGTCTGGGAGTGTGAGCGTGGCGTTGTCCTCTACGGTTATATCCTGAACACGCCACAGCCCTCCGGGGAGAACAGAGTCCGCATGGTCGCAGACGGCGTGACCTTTCCCATATGGCCACCACAGTGCGCAGTTCTCTCGGTCTACGACCTTTTGGTTCTGCGCCATCGTGTTTGCCGGTGACGTGTACAGGTAGGATTTTGTTCCGATAGTCGGAGTCTCCCACAGCCCAACACAGCCGGAGGGGAGCTTTACAGATTCGATTTTCTTCTCATCATTACCCATAAAAAGCTCCCCTTTCGGTTGAACACAAGTAATTTATTTGGGCCTCTCAAAGTTGAATACTGGCTATCACTGGATTTCACTGGCTATCACTGGCACTCATTGACAGCCGCCGTACAATAGTGGTAGGAGGTGTTTGCCGATGGGCATCAATGGAGGCCGCAATCTGAGGGGCATCGAAGATATGTCGGGGTTTACCGATTTGCATATCTCTTTGCCTAATTCCATCCGTGAGCGATTGGAGAGATTCATGAAAGAGGAAGATCGCAACCGCTCGTGGGTTATCCAACGTGCGCTTGATGAATGGTTGAAGAAGAGGGGTTACTGAGGGGTAGCCCCTCTCTTCTACTCACATACGGGGAACGAGTCCGGGTACACTGAGCATCACCTCTCACCGTCCATCTTTGCGCCGCAATTGGGGCAGTATTTCCATTGTCCGTCTGCGATGTTGGCGTTGTATAATGCGTGTTCGATTCCGTAAGTGTGGATGCCTTTACCGCACTCTGAACACTGCCATACTGGGTCACCACCCAATGAGGCAAATCTCGTTTTTGCGGGTATCCACTTTCCGTGATGAACAGGAGCAACGTCAGCGGCGGGCCATTCTGCCATTATCTTTCTTGCCCCGCCCGCAGGCCCTTGATGCTGTCGGTCATACTCTGCAAGAATTTCTTCACGGTTGACGTACTCTGCCATGTTGCTCTTCTCCATCGGTGTACACCAGTGTAAGTCAGTGGTTATTAATTTGGGCCTCGTAAAGTTGAGTCCGCATACATCTCCATTGACATGGATGTTAATCTATCAATAAGGAGGTGTCTGTATGGGAATCAACGGAGGTAGGTCGCTCCGTGGCATTGAGGTCAGCAAGGAAGATGAGGGTCTTTTCCTGCGGCTCAATATCACGATGCCGCCCAGTATCCTCACCCGACTGGACAAGTTCTGCAAGGAAGAGGATCGTCCAAGGTCATGGGTGATTCAGAGGGCTGTTGATGAGTTTCTGAAGAAGAGGGACTATTGAGGGTAGTCCCTCTCTTCTTATGGGCTTTATTTATATTACCCTCGTCACGCCCAATGACGAGTTCAACTTAGCGGTCAGCACTCGGTCACTCCCCGAATCGTGGGGAAACACTTGTCAGACCGCTATTAAACAAGTGTGTATGTATGCGTATGGATGGTCACTAATATGGGCCGAATCGTTACTTGCGCTTGAATCTGCACCCGTCACATACTGCGAATCCAAGCCCGCAACACTTCCCTTTTTCTATAAAGAAATTCCGAAAGTGTTTATGCGTGATTCCGTATAGATAGCATGAAATCTGTTTTACTATCATGCCAAATCGTTACCGCTTCATCTTCTCGACAAACGCCACAAACTTTTCCTTGCAATCGTTGGCAAGCCCTTCCCATGCTTCGGCATAGTCTTCCGCACGTTCAAGGTCAGCAATCAGTTCTTCGATTGCGTCAGCGGCCTTGTCGGTAAGCGGGGAATTGTTGCCCCGCAATTCCTGCACCAGTTCGGTGTAGTCCATTACTCTCCCTCGACAGGCTCTTCCTCTTCGGGTTCGGGAGCAGGAGTCGGGTCATGATGGATGTACTCTTTCATGCCCTCGACCACATCCAACTGCTCATCGACAATGGCGATGTAGGCGGTCAGCACATCGGGAGCGTTCCAAAGAGCCTGCGCTCTCCCGTGGTACTGCGTCTTGGCGGCTTCGACAGAAGCGATGCCCTCGGCCCGCACAACATAGTTCCCGTTTACGCACTCGATAATGGCAAGTTTCATTGTTTAACCCTCCGTAAAATTAAGAATTAAGGATTGCGGTGATTTGCTCACCGATGGTTGTTGCCGTGACGTTCGTTCCTACGGTGATAGTCGCACCGTTTGCGATGGACGTTGTGGCCTTGTAAAGCTGATTGTTGATGATAAGGAAATCGTTTGCGGAATAGGCTTTGCTTGCAGTGAATCCCGATTCGGTGTAGGCAATCAGATTCGCAAAGTTCCAAGGTAGACCCGCAATCTTCGCCGCCACATTTTCGGGGTAGAACGTATCGTGCCCGACAGGAACGATGCCTGTGGAAACGTATTCTTCCGTTCCGTTGGGGTCTACAATCTGAATGGGGTTGTACGGGTCAGCGGATTCGGTTGTCGGGGTTGCGAGTTCGTAGACAAGGTACACACCACTCATTGCGGTTTTGAATGTGGCGGCATCGACATTATCATATGTGCTGTCATGAATGTACACGCTGTTGGTTCCATTCATTCCTATCGCAAACGCCTTGTCAATAGACCCATATCCGCTTGGAGATGACGCAACATACCTCCCGCATACAGCGTGTGCAATCACGGCATTTCCAAGTTTTTGTGGGTTATCTATTCCCGCATAATGATTCCCTGAAGAAGTGGTTGACCAACTCAAACTCCCCAAATCAACAATGGCATACTTCCTTGTCACCGTACCGTCAGCGGCATAGGTGTCGCCGTCATAGTACAGGTTATTGCTTGCGTCCAGTTTGGGGATACCACGGAGAGTAAGGTCGGAGTCAAGCGGGTAGCTGTGACCGTCATAGGGTTCGTATGTGCCGTTCAAAGCGGCGTTGGAGATGTTGATGCAAACGTCTGTCGGCTGTGCGGTTTCATTGATGCCGAATTTGATGAAATGCACATCGGACGGAACGGTGAAAAGATGGGAGCTTACGGTCAACGCCCTGCCACCGTTGCCTTGATTGTCGGTATAGCCGCAGACAACATTATTGGACGTATGGGTGATATAATATGCGGTGTCGGGAATTACAGGGATATAATTCTTCGACGACCATCTCCCCGATGCGTTGGGAGTGAAGATGTATGTTGTCCAGTTGATTGTGGCCTTTTCATACTCACCATCCCACTGGTTAAACCCACGCATGACATGAGCCGACAGACCCGTGACGGACTTCAGTTCTCCTGTGTTGTAGGCGTAGTACGGGGCGGGGAACAGGGAACGGAACAGGGCCACTCCCGCACCCGCTTCGGTCGATTCAAGCGTGTAGATGTAGTCGGCTATGGTGGAGCCAAACATTTGGGTGAGGTCAAACACCATTGGCGGGTCGATGGTTATTGCATCCCACCCGCTTTCTCGGCGGTCAATCACGCCAACAGTTTGGTTCCCGCTATTGGGTGGTTTATACATGGAATAACCAGTCTGCCAAGATGTCGTTGCGATACTAGCAACATCGTTGGCGAACGCCCTCATCCTAACGTAGCTCGATGCTGTAGTTGTTTTGAAGGTAATGGATACAAGTATCACATGGGTTGCGTAACATGTAACACTTCTGTATGCCTGTTGCCCACTCGCAGAAGCAGTAAAGGTCGCAACCCCGTCTGCGTCCGTTGTGCAATCACCGCCCGTATAAGAGAAGGTGCTTTTTTGCAGAAGCTGATTCCACGCCACCGTGCCGCCGACAATGGAATCCCGCTCACGGTTCGCACCGTCACCCGCCGACTTGCGGAACAGATACGGCACCTTGTCGGTCACTCCCGCATCGGACATGACCTGTTCAGCCGTGCCGACCGCCGCTTCGGGGTCATCGGAGCCTTTGTCTGCTTTAGTGGCCTCAAGGTTGTCTACTGCGGTGTCAAGGTCACTAATTGCGCTCTTTAAGTTACTTACGTCGTTCGCCAGCTTGACCGCCGTGGCGTCCGTTCCTACCCACGCACCAGCTGCGTGATTGGCCGTGAACTGGTACAGTTTACCGCCGTAATATACATATTGACCCGCACTGTACGCCGTCGATGTAGAGAACACATCAGCCATAGACGGCAGCAGGTTGGGGCTTGCTACAATGGGGTTGCCAAAAGTAGACATATTAAGTAGTCACCTCCGAATAAAGTACAGATATTGTAAGGGATGTGCTTGGCTTTGCGCCGAATGCGTAGGCGGTCAGCGCACCGTTGTCATTCTTGATGATGATTTGGGATACGCCGTCTTTGACCAGTTGTTCTACGATGGTTGGGTCTGGCTGAATGTCCACGACCGTCTTATCAGTAGTGGTGTACGATGTGGTCACGCTCTGCGTAAACGGGTCGGTTCCGCTCCATGTGGTTCCTATTGTCAGCGTTCCTACCTTTGCGGATGCCGCTATGCCCTGATGGTCTTCGACATATCTCTCCGTATAGTTCTTCGCCATCAGGAGCGTGATAAGGGAAATGTCCTTAGTGTAAGCCATATGTTGTCATCACCGTCCTTTTAACTTACCGCTTTGGTCTCATATATCGTGGCCGTTACGGTAATGTTAGACGTTGGGGCCGCACCGACCGCATATACTGTGATTGTCCCACTGTTGTTCTCTGCGTAGATGGCACTCACACCGTCCTGCGCCAGCGAGTTTATTGTGGAGTAGTTGCAGGTGATGTCCACCCTCGTGTTTGCCGTCACCGTGTAGCCTGATATGGTCACGGTCTGAGCGTATGGGTTGCTTCCGCTCCATGATGCGGAGGATAGCGTGATTGAAGCAGTCATCGTACTCATGTTCTCTATCATTTCGATGATTGCTTCCCATGCGTCGCTGGGAGTAGCGTCTGCATCCAATCCAAGTGCTGTGATGACGGCGCTTTTCAGCAGAGTATCGGAGTTCAGTGCCGTGCCGAGCGTGGTGAACCCAGCGAGGTTTATCCCCGCGAGGTCGATGGGAAACGTGCCTGCACGAAGCATCGTCAGGGCGTCTTCCCATGTCGTGCTTGCGGAGATGCTTGTTCGCAGGTATCGGCTGTTGCCGGTTCCCGCGATAACGGAATCTATCATAATTTTTCCCCCTTTTATGCGTATGCTTCAGCAGCGTAAATCTCATCGGAGAGGAAATACACGACCGTCTGTGTACTCGGCATCAGAGTCAGCGGTATGTCATTGACCGACACGCAGTTGATGGTCATGGCTCCCGTCTGTCCTATCGGTCGGGAAAAGCCCGTGACGAGATGCCGTTCCGCCGGGTTTCCGGGCTTGTCTGGTCTCTGTAGCGTGATGAGTTCGTTCTCGACTATGTGGAACATCTGTGTGCAGGATATCGTGACCTCTTTGGACAGTACCGAGTATCTCTTCAGTTGCCACTCTGCGTAGTCCTGACACATCTGGTCTGAGTAGTAGTTCGGCATGGGGATGCGAATGGTCTTCAGACCGATACGGCTGATGCAGGTGGACGAGGACGGGTCTCTGTTCTGCGCTCTGCCCTTTGCCGTCTCGTTGGTGTCCGATGTGGCTCCCACCACGATAACGTCGTTGTATACGTTCGTGGGTTTGGGTGAAGATTCGATATTGAGGAATGTCTTGTCCCCTTCCTCGAACTGCCACAGGATAGGCTTATCGTTGTCGAGGATATCGTCCTGAGAGGGATTGATGACGAGCCGTCCGACTTGGTTGTAGCCTATGTCCCCGGCTATCATCTCATTGAGTCCGAGGACTACATCAGCCATAGTCCCCTCGCTTTCGGATAGGAAATCGTAGGGCGCTTCTATGAGCGATACCACCGTGCCGTCCGTCAGCGTCTGGGACTTGTCATTGTAGTAGTCCGTGAACAGGGGAGCGATGGGGTCAACCGGGTGCGTCCCGCTGTTCTCCATCGTGTATTTGTCGAGGCGTAGGAGGGCGGCTATGGCTGAGAAGATGTTGGTTCCCGCCTGCACCTCGTACACGTCCTCAAGGTTTCCGAAGAGCGTACCGTCAAGGTTCGCCCACTTGTCCACGAGGTTGTAGGTCACGGTGTTCTGACTAGGCTTCAATGCCTCCTGCGGATTCTCTATCTCAAATACGCCTTGGGGGATGTAATACTCCGTTCCGTCATCGAGTATGATTCCCTCTGACAATCGTATCTGCTGTCCAAACCAAATGTGGTTGACGGCGTATTCGTACTCACTGTCGAGATTCACGAGGGTCACGGATGCTTGGCGGCGCTTGCCGTTCTGTCTGTTGCAGGAGATGGTTCCCGACTGGAGAAACGCTCCAGACCTTCGGTTGGTGGCGTTGTTGTCGAGGACATACGCCACCGTGCCGTCAGGGTTGAGGAACTCAAGCCGTGCTATCTTGGTAAATTCCCCGCGTAGTTGCGTGAGATATTTCTGATAATCTGACAATTCATCGCCCCCTTACGAGTCGGGAAGCGTGGCTGTTACGATGCCCGTGGCGCTGTCGAGCGTCATGGTGGCGGCGTTGTACGAACCGCTTGTGTTCTGCACGAGAACGCCGTTGGCGTTCACCGACAAAGCCGAGCCTGTACCCTCGTAATCGTTGGGGGTAGTCCATATCAGCTTTCCCGTGGACGTATCGACTCTGAGCGTGGTCAGTATCACGCGGTCGATGGGGTAAAAGTCTCCGCCGGGGTACATGATGAGGTGTATTCCGTCCGTACTGCCCGTCTCCACCCACGATACCGTCACCGTCTGAGGCATAACTCTGCTCTTGTGGTCTATCTGTAGCGTGGTAGCCGCCGCCGTGTGTATCCTCATGAAGTGACCCTTGGGGTCGAGCAGGAACAGGGCGTTCTCCGTATTGGATAGGGCGAACAGAGCTTCGCTTTGGGAGATGGTGTCGGAATATTCCACGGACGTGCGGTCTATTGTTCCGATATATCCCGCCAAAGTACCCGTCTTGTAGTTCGCGGTGGAGCCTTGGCGTGTCGGATACCGTGTGAAGTTCTGAGATATCTGAGGGTTGTTGTTATTGGAGAACTGACCCTCGGATGCGTTGTATCTGAAGTAGTAGGCGGCGATGACGGAGTAGGTGTTCTTCTCTCCCTCCACAGGCTCCGCCTCTACGATGCTCCAATACCAGTATTGGACTTTCACGGGGTCTGTCATCATGGGTTCGGTCAGATACGCCAAAGCACCTTCTGGGAAGACGTAGTAGATGTAGGTCTGGCCCGACCGTGCGGAGTAGTCACGAAGCTGACCCGTTGTGGCTTCCACGTCCGCTATCTTGATGAGGCGGTTCTCTCCCACCGTCTGACGCATGATGGAGTAGCCGTCCGCCGACTGCACCATATCCCAGCTGACCCACACGGAGGAGGAGTTCGCAAGCTGACAGGCTGTAGCTCCGCCCGCCGCCGCCGCGAGGGTATAGGACACATCAAAGTCCACCCACCCGGTAGTACCCTGAACTCCGTTCTGCGATTCCACCGTGCATTTGACGGCGTAGGTGTTGTCCGTGAGGAATCCGTCATAGCCCACTTGAAGTTGGCCTGTGCCGTAGATATATCCCGTGTCCACGAAGGGATTGGCGGTATCGTCTGCGTAGGCTATCTGCCAGCGCACCCACTTGATGCCGTCTCCCTGTGCTTGATAGTAGGACGCCGTGAACGTGGCTTCCTTGTCTGTCAGAGGGTCATCATAAGAACCCAAAGTCACCACGGGATTGGCTCTCGCCACGATGATGGACGCCGTGACTTGGGATACATATTGGTTTTGTGACCACCATTGGGTGATTACCATCTTGTACTCGTTCCCGTTGGCAAGACCGTGGGACGCGAGTCCGCTCAGTGTGACGCTGAACGGCGTTGTTGTGCCGTCATATGTTGTTCCCCAAAATGGGGCAATCGGTACTTGCCCGGTGGTATATACCTGAGTGGACGCGGCGTTGTTCTGATAGAACGTTATCTGGTAAGCCCGCATGGGGGTGGTTCCGTTGACTATCCACGAAACCACCACGTCCTCGGTCACGTCCACCGTTCCCGTGCCGTTCAGTTCATCGGGGGTTATGTTGGAGGGCTGATAAAGCAAATACTTTCACCTCACAATTAGGCGATTCTTTCCCACATATAAACGACAAGCGATGGCTGTATGGTGCTTACGGCGTTGGGCGTCGCTTTGCCGAAACTCGTGTGCGTATGCGAAGCATCAACATCGAAACCAACTGTATTGGAAACATCGCTTGACGAGGTGGTGGAGAAATATGCCGATGTTGATTTGCTCCTGTTGCTGATTATTCCGCTCGGAGTCGTTGTTCCGCCTATGCGCTTCGTATCAAATTCCCATGAGCCGGTAAGAGATGCGCTACCATGCGTATGCGCCGGGATGTTGTCTTCCGTCAGAGTAACAGAGGACGAGCCTACGGTAGTACCCGCCGTGTAGTGCGTACCTGCGGAGATGAGGACAAGTCCCTCTCCAATCGGTTGCCACGTCCCGCCGAAGAGTGTTCCGGGGTCTGTGCTTGATGTACTCGTGTAGATATATCCTATCGGCATAACATCAAGCGGCCCGCCACGGTATCCGTTGGCGTAGTAGTATACCTTGGCGTTGGACATACTGCCCCACCATACCACAAGCACCTGACTGCCCACGGTCGCTCCGGCGACCTCGGCGGAGTAGGGGAGGAAGATTTCTTTCGTACCCAACGGAAGCGTGACGCCGATTTTGGAGCCGTTCGGTGCGGTCGTGACCTCGTACCTTTCGCATTTGAATGCGTTCTTGGACTCGTCCTGCGCTACCTTGCGGACTTTGCCTACGATGGCGTCCCAAAATCTTTGGGCTTCGCTTATCATGGGTTTCTCCCTCCCTTACGATATCTTCAGCACTTGTAGTCTGCTTGCCAGTTCCGCCACACTCATGGAGGACGCCTCGTCCTCTGTCAGAGTGACGTTTCCGAATGTATAGAACGTGTCATGGCTGTCGGAAGACGAACTCAATACCTTGGACGAACCCTCTGTGGAGGCGAGGAACGAGCCTACTCCGTACACGCCGTTCAAGGCGCGGGCAAAGTTCTGGAATACATCGGACGATTCCGCCTGAGACATGATTGCCGACAGCGCAGGCCCAAGGATGACCTCGTTCAAGTCGGTAGCCGTATCCCGGAGCCGTTCCAGTTCGCTGATGGCTTGGTCTTTGACTTCCTTGGAGTAGTTCTCTTCCGCCTTGGTCAGAGTTTCCTGCGCAGACTTGACCTTGGCTTGGTCTGCTACCCATTCCCACTGCCCGGTTGCGGCGTTGTACGTCCGCACCGTCCTATTCTTTGTGGCGTTCTCAAGCGCAAGACGGGCATCCGCAAGAGCCTGCTCTTTCTCAGCCAGAGCGTTGGCGGCTTCCTGTGCGTCCGTGTCCGCCTCAAGAGCGTCGATGAGGTCATTCCATCTGTCCTTGTAGACTTTGACTTGTTTCTCGCCGTAGTCTACGTTCTTTTGGAGCAGGTCTACGATTTCATCGGAGTCATCGGAGTATCCCGCTTTCCGATACCGCTCCACCATCTCGGCGATGGCTTCCTGCGCCTCTTCGTAGAAGCGGACTTCCTTCTCGTAATCTCCGTTGGTGTCCGCCAGCTTCGCCTGCTTGTCGAGGTTGCTGAGTTTGTCCTTGAGTTCGGACGCCGCTTCCTCTATGGTCTTCTTACTGGCGGCTTCTTTCTTCTTCTCGTAGTCGTACCGCTTATTGAGCAGGTCGAGAATCTCGTCATCGGTCTCTTTGTACCCAGCTTTCTTGTACTGGGCTACCATCTTGTCGATTTCCTTTTGACCCTTTTCCCACAGCGATACTTCTTTATCGTACTGCTTGCGGTTGTCGGCCAGTTTCGCCTGCTTCTCTATATTGGACAGGATGTCCTTTGTTTCTTTTGCGAGTTCCTCTACGGACTTGGCGGTAGACCCTCCGCCTCCGCCACTCCCGGAGCCTAAACCTTTGCCGGATTTTCCTTTTGTCGATGTAACGACTAACTTTGCGCCTGTGTTTGTCGGCTTAGTGGTTCTGCTTGTGCGATACTCGGCTAGGTCTTCCGGCGTGTTGTTGGTGTGTACTACATAGAGGCTTCCGCCGAGGACATTGGTCGGTAAATTGGTTCCAGTGGCAAACGCAGGGATGCTTTTCCCTCGTCCACCTTTTCCGCTCAGAGCCTGCTGTGTTTCTTTTGCGTTAAGTACGATTGCGCCACGGGAAAGATTGACGATTCCGGGGCGTCCGCCATTGGCAATGTATGCTCTTCCGTTATCTGAGATAAGCTCCGGGCCGAGTTCGTTTACAAGCGATGGGCCTCCGGGTGCGTTTCGTGTGCCTGCGGCATGTCCGCCGACTCCCGCGCTTATGGGGCCTACCGACACACTCCCTGCTGCCGCCGCCGCCTCTTGGAATGCGGCAGTCAGCCGTTGCACAGCCGGTATAACGGAGTCAACCTCTGGGCCAATCGCACCAGCCGCGCTTGCCACATCTCCGGCGGCGCTCGTGGCGTCCTCCTCGCCGGAAGTTATTTGGTCGAATGCTTTTCTTGTGTCCTCGCCTGCGGAATAATAGGCGTCCGAAAGGGCAACCTGCGCTTTATCGAGGGCATCGAACGCTTCGGCGCGTCTGTTGGCGTCTTCTGTCTGAGCCGCCTCGTTCGCAGCGAATGCGTCCTGATACTCTTGATACTTTTGAAGCAGATCCTCAAGTTCTGCTTTCTGAGCCTCGGTAGCATCTACCGCTTTCGCCCTTACGTTCCCCTCTGCGTCTACCAGTTCACGGTATCCGTCAACGAGGTTCCCTATGGTGAGAGACGTATCACCCGAAACATCGCTTATGGTTTCAAAGTCCGATATGAACTGTTTCTGATGCTCTGTAAGCTGTCCGCCCGCGTCTCGGACTTGGATGACGGCATCGTAATAATCCTGATACTCTTTTACGATTCCTGCGAGGGACTGGCGGTATTCTTCCGCCGTTCCCGTGAACTCTACACCCTGTGCCGCTTCCCTTAAACTGCGGGCATTATATGCGTCAAGAGTTGTTGGGCCTGTTTTTCTGGTAAGCGATGCCTGAAGTTCTTTCGCGGCCGCTTCCTCTTCCTCTTTTTGGATGAGCCGCTTCAGTTCAAGCTGTTTCTCTATAAGCGCCAAGCGCTCCTGCTCGGCTTTTGTCAGGTCGGTTCCTTGGGCTTTTTCGTTTAGGGTTGCGTATTCATCCTCAAGGTCTTTTATCGTATCAAGGAGATTGTTGCTCTCATAAAAAGGGTCTTTAAATTTATCAACAAACTCGTCGGCTTTGTCTACCATTTGGGTAAGCCAGTCCATGCCGTCCTTGACAAGGTCAGAACTTACGATGTCTGCAATCAGCCTTGTCCACGAGTTTTTGAGTTGTGCTGTTTTCCTCTCCCAGGAGTTCATCATGAGGTCAATCTCGCTGTCAGCCGTTCCCGCGGCGTTTGCGATATTGCCCATCATGTCCGTGTATAGGGTATCAAAGTTCTTTACCAACGCAGTCAGTTGGTTGGTACGGAGCTTTCCGCCCATGCCGGACAGCAGGTTGAAGAGTTCTACGTCATTGAGGTCATCTTCCGCCATTCCTTTGAACAAGGCTCGGATGGCGGTCATTGGGTCGAGCAGTTCTCCGGCAGCCTTTGCCGCATCCACCTCAGTCTTGGCGTATTTTTCAAGAAGCCCCTGTACGGTCTTTACGCTTTCCTCGGTAACCTCAAACTCTTCGCCTTCATCGGTGATGAATGTTCCGACTTCCTTGGAGATATTAAGTATAAGCGCACGGAGTGCGGTTGCCGCCTTGGTTCCAGATTCCTGGGTAGCCGCGGTAATCGTTCCGAGTGCCGCCATCGTTTCCTCGGCGGACATCCCGGCGTTCTCAGCTACGGACGCTACGATAGGCATACCTGCGGCCAGTTTGTCCAAGCTGGTCGCATAGTTGTTGTTGATGTAGTCCGCCTCGTCAACAATCTGTCCGAGGCGCTCCATGTTGCCCTCAAGTTTCCAAGCCGCATTGGTGGCAAGCAGGAATTTGGTGGCGACTTCCTGCGTGGTATCGCCGACAAGCATGGTCTTGACGGCCAGTTCGCCCATCGCTTCGGAGTTGTCACCCATGCCCGCTTTCTGCATGGCGTATACAGCCTGCAGATACTCGGACGCGGCAACTCCGTATTTTGCGGCGGTGTCATAAGCTTTTTCGCCGATTGACTCAAGCGCATCTCCAGTCTTTCCGCTGACCTTTGAGATGTTCGTCAATTCGGTATCTACGCTTTTCATCTCCGTGACAGCTTCACGGATTGCCTGAGTTATCTTGCGGAAAACCGCATGAATGGCTCTTGAAGCCAAGTTTCCGAGGGCAACTTGTAGGGCGTTGTATCCTCCCGCGGCGTCCCTTGCCGCCGCGCCCTCATTTTTTAACTCTTGGACTCTTGCCTTTCCGTCGGATCTCGCATTTTCAAGCGTCAGCCGATTGTTCGAGCGTTGCTCCTCCAACTGCATGAGTTCTCTGGTGCGCTCGGCCGTGCGCTCCAGTTGCATTTCATGGTTTTTTTCGGACGCGGCAAGTTTGTCCGCAGTAGTCTGCTGTTTTTCCAGCTCAAGGGTGCGCTGTCTGCTCAGATTCTGTCCACGCTGTTCAGCCGCAATGCGGCGTTCGGTAGCTGTTTGAAGATTCTTCTCAGCCGCGGCGTTTCTCTCTTTTGCGGCAGCCGCATTGGCTTCCGCTTTCTTTCTCTGTTCAGCAGCACGTTGTAAGGCAAGCTCCTCTTTTTGAATCTGTGCCTGGATTTTGGCGTACTGAACCATTTCCTTGGTCACATTTTGAATCTGAGCCGCGCCTTTTATTTCGAGGGTTATGACATGTTTTTTGCCCTCAAGCGCCTTGACATCGGCATCGAGCTTTGCCAGTTTTGCTAACGCTTGAGCGTCATTTACATCTACGTTTAGGACTACGGTAGCCGCCATATCAATGCGTTCCTCGCTTTCCTATCAGAATCCCTGGGCTGCCATTGCGGCTTGAAGATCCGCCTCTGCCATCGTGGCTACATAGTCCTGCAGACCCTCTTCCATAAACGGACGAGCGCCGGCGGAGTGCTGCCGAAAGCCCGATTCCACCCAGTTTACCTCTCCGCCGCTTCCGCTTTGAGTAACGGTCACGTTCGCCACCATGACGGAACGGTCACCTTGTTTCATCACAATGTAGTTGGCGTCATTAAGCAGTTCACCGCGCCGTTTCGCCATAAAGTAAGGGGGAGGCGTGTGCGCATCGTATACTCTCACCTGGGCGGATGCTTCAAGGGCGGTGATCAGTCGGTATCCCATAGCCTCCACAGCCATAGACACCGCGGCGTCAAGCCTTGGTTTTACGGAGCCAAGGTATTCTTCTGTGAATCCCGCCATCTTCACACCGCCTTTCTATACACATTCCAAAATGTCACATGGAATGGCACTTTGGAAAACATATAGGGGTATGCCCCGACCCGGATGGGCCGGGGCATGTATGCGTCTTTAGGACGCCGTTACCGTCACGGGGATAGTGTCGGTATAGGTCTTGTTCGTGCGGCTGTTCGTCACGCTGACCGTGACCGTGGTGTTCCCGGCGGAACCGCCAGCGGTCATCTCAGGGTCATGAGAGTCGGCGAAGCTGACCACAGCGGAGGCAGCGGTAAACGTCACCTTGCTCCAGTCGGAAACGTTGGTGAGGATTCCGTTCACGCTGTACTTGACGGGCAGAACCATCTTGGTGCTCTTGACGAGGCTGACGCCAGCGCCGAGGCCGATGAAGTAGATGCCGTCCACAGCGGAGGTGGAGGTGTCATCGCCTACATACTCGTCCACCACATAGCCGTAGATTCCGTTGGTATCCACATTGCAGATGCCCTCGGCGGCGGCTTCCTGATAGGTCAGGCAAGTGCCGGAGAGGTTGACCGTGCCGGTCGCCGTCTGAGACAGGCTGCCCTCCATCGGGTTGGTGAAGAAGTAATAGGGGAAGACATAGTGGCGAATCTTGTAGAGGCTTGACGCCAGCACATCGCCGCCGGTCTTCTTGGCGTAGCAGTTGACCGCAAAGTGGGCGCGGACAACCTTGGGGGCGAACATCGAGGGAACGGTGAGCTTCTGAGCGGAGGAGTTCTCGTAGAAATACTTCACGCAGTATGTGTTGCCGTTCACGGCCTCGAAGTCCTGAATCGTGCCGCCCTCAACGGCATGAGCGATACCGCTTGCCGCTTCGACCTCGGCGCGGTCGGAGCCGGTGGACGTGAGGATGTAGCACACAGCGCCGTTCTGCCCACCGAGGGGCGCGGCGGCGTTCGCCAGAGCGAGAGACGTGCCCGTGGCGGTGATAGCGATGGTGGTTTCCACAACGCCACTGCCGGAAATCGTTCCGCCCACCGCAAGCGCCATGTTGTTCAGGGCAGAGTCGGCGGTGGTAGCGGTGATGTTCAGCCGAGCGGAGTCGGGAATCATCATTACGAGGGCGTTACCCGGACCAGCCTCGACCTCGCCGTTGTTCATAGCACCGGCAAGACCGAAGTCGGCGACATAGCGGGAGTAGCCCAACAGGTCATCCGTGGCCGGGTCAAAGAACTCGCCGTAGACAATCCCTTTGCTGAAAAGCTCTTCCGGCTTAAAAGTGAAAGCCATAGTCGTAATTCACTCCTTGTAAGTTAAGTTAGGTTCCTGCCACCAGACCTTTAGCACCCGCATCCAGTTCGGATATGGTGACAAAGCCCGACGGCATATCATTTTTACGGTCGAATTTCCATGACGGATAGGGATTCCCTTGCTTGAATGTCACTTGACCGCTTGCTTCCGCCAACGTGTAAATCAGATGACCGTAGCTTCTGTCGATGGCACTCTGCATACCGTGGAATTCCCGTATCGACCAATCGTAGATATCTTTTGCTCTGCAATGGGCGTTCACAGCAACGGAGTACAGAAGCGTTTCTAAATCCATATCCAACGCCATGCTGTTCCGTTCGGAATTTTGCTGTGCGGCGCGGACGAGTTCGGGGTTCCAACTCTCATCCGGGATGTCATACCCATTTTGTGCGGCTATGATTTTCCGCACCTCGTCCATCTGCTGCATATTGAGCAACGTGTAGTTTCCGTATGCCTCTCCTATCATGACGGCTGTGAGCGAACCGTCCTGCGCGAATACAGGGCGCAGAGGAAGAGTTCCGTTCTCAGCAAAATCATCGAGCCGCAATGACTTTGCGAGGACATAGAGTACGGAGACCAAATATTCTCCTATCTCTCCCGTCTGCTTTTCGCACTCGTGGTCGATTGCCCACAGACACGCACACCAAGGAAGCCGAGCCAGCTTCGGTGACAGAGAGGCAAGCATCAACTCGAACGCCTGCTTTGCCCTTGCGTATATCTGATAGTCCCGCACCAGCAACGGGTGAAATTCCAAGCCCTCGTAGATGACAGGGGCATCTCCTTGGGCGAGGCGCTGGTAATATTTCACCGATGCCATATAAAACTCCTTTGGCATTCAGATGCAAAGCATACTTATATGAAAAGAGCCTTTTTCATATAACTGTACTTTCATGAAAAGTAGGGATTCGGTGCGTCAGCGCACCAATCCTGATAGACATATATCTTGTATCCGAGATTGAACCGCTCATCGTCTATCTTCGTGATGCGGCTCAAGGTCATCGGCCCCGCTCCGCCGAAATTCACCCCGGCCGTCGCTTCCCTTATGCACTGAACTATGTCATATGAGCGGGAGGATGCCGTCATGCCCGTGTTGGATTCGATGGACGTGTTCACGAGCACATCGAATATCATGTACTGCCGCGTGATAAACACGCCTTTGCTCTCCAGTGCGGTGGCATCCGATATATATGCACGGATAAAGGACTTACTTGCGGCCACACTCTGCTCCACCATGTTCTGCGGATAGATGCGGTAGCCGTGTTCCTGGTCTGGCGGTCTGTCCGGGTTTTCCGGGTCATAAAACAACTTTCGGATTTGCTCCGGCGTTGGACAGGGCTGATTCAGAGGGAGAGGCGTATCGTAATACAGCAGTTTTTTCAGCCGCACACGGGGGAATGAGTTGTCGGTAGGGGGGATATACCCGGTGCCGTCCGGCAAATCCATCAGATAACGGCACACGATGTACGGCATCTGCTCCATTCCCGCCAGGGTGTCCGCCTCGACTACCTTGCGATACGGCCAGTAGGGGGAGGCGTGTTCAGGCTGCGCTCCCGTCCATATGTCACTCATTGGAATCACCCTTTATCATGTTTCGCAGTTCTCCGCCGATTACTTCTTTCACGGCAGCGTCCGCAGCGGTGAGCGAGAACCACTGAATCGCCCGGTTGAATGGGTCATTCCGCACTTCCAGTTCGTCACGGATGGCTCCCGTCAGCATAAGCTCAAAGGCTTTGTAGTCATAGAGCAGGTCGAACAGCTTGTTCACCAGTTCGCTGTCCTTTGTCTTTTTCAGGCGCTCCAACTGGTTCATGACATGGCTTCCCGCCCACATGTCATAGTCGGCTTCCGCCATGCACCCGGTCAGTTCCTCCCCGGTAGTCAGCTTTTCTGACTCAAACGGCCTCTGAAGCAGGGTGGCAAGCATCCCCATCAGGTACTGAGCCTTGATTTTTTTGTTCTCCCGAAACATCGTTGGCAACGTTTCGCTGTCATCCACCTGCACCGTCACAGGCTCAAGGCAGAGGTAGGCTACAGCCCTCGTGTACTGCTCTTTGGTCGAGATATTGACATAGGAACCGGCGTCCATGATGTCTTTCTCGGTTATCGTAATCGCATATTCGGCCATATAACTTCTCCTTTGGCGGATATATCGGCGTTAAACCGTATAATTTATGCGGATTCCGCAGTTTTTTTAGCTTTAACCGGCTTTTTCGCAGGCTTCGGCTGAACCAGTTTCGGGTCTTCACCCGCGTCCGGGAACACATCCTCATAGGTAGGTTCGGCAGGCTCGATGAGCTTCACGCACTGCCTCCACGTTGCCGACAGCTTGTGGCAACTCTGCTTCGGACAGTTGACCTGATGTCCGCACAGGGCGTGAAACAGCTTTTCACGGTCATGTCTGCTAGGTTCAGGCTCTTTTCGGCACAGAACGTAGTCAATGTTCTGTTTCATGTATGCGTATTTGCAATCCATATTTCTGCTCCTTACACATAATCTATCCCGGCAAGACGGCCGGGTTTCCATCTGAATATCATGAATCTCTTGGACGCACCGACAAGTCCCTCATCGTCCGTCCACTCATCTTCTATGCCCTTGTGGGCCAGTCTGCGGCACATGACGCCGTAAATATCTCTCTCTTCCTCACGATGGAGGTGTCCGGCGTGTATCTCACGCACTTTGGCGTTGGCAAATTCGATGGGGAACTGAATCGTGAACTGTCCTCTCAGGTCATCCAACGAGGATTTCTTATAGGCTCCGTGGGTCACTCCGATGAAGCATTCACGCCAAAAGATTATCTTTCTCTGCTTGAGGGAATCATCGAACTCGGCCTGTGGGAACATGGCTTTGAGCATTTGAACGAACGCCCACGCCATGCTTTCGTCATGATTTCCCTTGGAATAGACCACTTTTACTTTCTCGCTCTGTTTTACGCACAGAGAAAGCACGGAAGTATAGAATATCCGGGCGAGTTCCCACGCCTTTACCATGTCCACTTTCTCTATCGGTCTGCCCGATGAGGTGCGTCCCCGCATGTCATCGTTATGGAACAAATCCTGACCGATGATGACATTTATCTCTTCCCAATGCTTCGACTCGATGATGCGGGATATGGCAACGAACGTGTCGATGTGGTCATTTTGGGGAAAATGCTGGTCAAAAAGCGGAATCTCAAGCATCTCAGGCTCGGTCTGAGCCTCTTCCGCCCGCTCGATTACGATGGGTTGCGTATGCTCTTTGATAGCCTCGATGAGTTCGGCAAGCTGGTTTTCATCGGTGTGTTCCTTAATCCAAGCCTGCACCACTTCGCCGTGTCCGTTGACCTGAACGGTGGCTCCGTGCGCCGTGAAACCGGGATACGTTCCGGCTCCGAGCGTTTTTTCGTCAGCGAAAGCCAGTTTTTCCCACTTTCTGATTTTGTGACGGAACGTTTCAAAGCCCATTCCGGGATGTTCTTTCTTGAATACCTCATTGTAAATCTCCAAGTGTGAACATCCGTTGTTGCGCATCTCTACGCATCTTCGTTTCAGTTCAAGAGGGATAGTCATAAACACCTATATCCCTTTCTGCGACGCTGGCTCCCACCCCGGCCATTTAATGCGAAGCTGTACCCACAAGAAACCGTAGTTACATCGTATTAAGTCACAAGCCACACTGTTTCCGTGGCGGTATAGCCGTTGTATTCGGCTGTTACGGTCAGCGGTCTCTGTGAGGCGTGGTACACGTTCAGCTTTACTCGGCTGTCGGCGTCTATGACTTCGGAGTACGCTTCGCCGCTGTATACCGTGTTGGAAAGAGCAATGCTCTCGGAGGAATATACCCGGTTGAAACCGACCACCCCGGCTTCCACGCCGCTGAACGTGATGGTGATGGGGAAGTTTGTGGCAAGTCCGTTTTGGAAGAACGTAGCGCCTATCTCAATGCTCTCGCCCTCGTGGAGCGTCTTCGGAAGAGTCGTGGTGAACGCAACGTACTCGTTCTCCGTGGCAGGCACTTCGATATTCACCGTCTGCGTGATGCCCGGATTTTGCGCGAGGCTTACCGTTATCTCGGCTTCGCCCTCTCCGACCGCCGTCACGTTGCCGTGTTCGTCCACGGTCAGAACGGACTCATCGGAACTCTCATACAGATAGGAAATGGGATGTTCCTCTCCGTTCTCCACAGGAACGTTGTTCCGCCTGCTCGTCACGTTCAGAGTCTGCGTCATCCCCGTCCGCATGGAGTTGTTCCAGTCGATATGCAGTTCCCAACTGAATCCTCCGTAATCTGCCACGCCCAGTTCGATGTTATCAAAGGGCTGAACCTCGACTCTTTCGATAGTGAACGTGAGCAGATGTACGGAGTTCGGGTCATCGGTGAATTCCCGTGTGAAGTCATCCATGCCCCGCATTGCGTAGGCCGTGTCACCGAGGATGATTCTCGTATTCTCGTGGAACTGCCTGCTGTATTCGTTCAACTGGCAGATACAGGCGATATAGTTCTTACTGGTAATGGTGTTTTCTGTGGTGTGAGGGGCGTTTCCCAGCGTACCCATTTTTGAGTAGGACATGGGAACGGTCACGACATTGCCATACCAGTCGAGGACATTGATAACTGCGTTGCAACGGCGAACGATGGCGGCTCCAAGGATAGCCTCCATGTTTTTGCCCTTGTACACAACCCAAGTATTGTCGGCGTATTTCAACATCGCCCCCTGTGGGATGTAGGTGTACCGCGCCGGGTCTATGATGTATATCCTCTGCCAATCGTCGGGCATCGTTTCGCCCGTCTGAGCCTGCGCCGCACGGATAGACCGAATCTTGATTCTATCCCATCCGTAGAAGTCGTTCGGGTTCAGCCCTTGGCAGTCGGCGGCGTATACGTTGGAGGCGTAGATGCCCATCTCCTGCGTGTACGCCTGCGTTTCGTTTTGGAAGAACTGAGTCCGCAGGCTACCGTCTTTATTGATTCGGTTGGATTTGCCTCTCGGCATCCCGCCGATGAGTGTTCCGGCGGTCTTGGCGTATGTGGTGATGTCGGCCATCGGCTACACTCCTTTGTTCGTTGTTAAAAGAGGGGATTATTTACAACGGTCTTCATGTAAGCCGCCGTCTGCTCGTACATGCGGAGCTTGTCGAAAAGCTGGGAATCGACCTCACGCTGGCGGTCTGTTCCCGCCGCCGTCTGCGATGCCTCACTTATAGTTGTGAAGTTGGCGTCACGAATCTTGGAAGACCGCTCAAGGGCGTTGTTGTCGAACCTATGCTCCCACACGTCATAGATGCAGAACGCGAGGATGTCGCATTCTGTGGCGTTCAGGTCAACGTTGAAAGAGCCGCTCTTGTAGAAGTCGATATCAATCTCATCGCCGATGGCGATAGTGCCGGAAATTACAACCTCTCCCGTTTCCGCATCGTAGCTGTCCACGTTCAGCGGAAGGTATTCGGGGTTGCCGAATTCATCGTTGCGCACGATTCCGGCGGAGCAGATGTCCATGTCGGTGATTCCCGTGTCAACCGACAGCGGCCCAAGCGGTTCTTCCGACACGGTGAATATCATGTCGGAGAACTGAGGCTCGGTGTAGGCGTGGAGCCGTGAGAGCATCACGGGCGGCTTGTTGAACAGGGGGATAGCCGACAGCATGTAGTTCCACATGCGCCTATAGAACACGGGCAGTCTGTTCTGCAAGTCCCAGTCAAGGGACATATCGTTCTTTATATATGTCAAAGCCTGACATTCGATTTGCTCAAAGGATGTTCCCATCAGGCATCATCTCCTTTTTATGGTTGCGGGTCAGCGGAATCGCACCGTGTTTCTCCGGCTTATGACGCCGGACGAGATACTGACCTCCCACCCGCAATATGGCACAGACTGGTGGGGTCGAACCACCACCGCAGGAGTCAAAGTCCCGTGTGCTACCTTTACACCAAGTCCGTTTATCTTTTATGTGCCGTGACTATCGCCATGACCGCAAAGGACACGATGATAACGATATAGTCCCAGTTGATTGCCCGGAACACGCAGTATTCCCACACGCCGTTGAGCAGGTAAGCGACACTTATTGCGAGGAAGAACAGGGGAACGAACATCACAATCCGCCTTTGGCGAGGATGAAAGCCACCACAGCGCCGACTACGGCGTATATGACTTTCTCTACCACGCCCTCCCATCTCTTCGCGGGCTTGTCCTTGAGTTCCTTTACGTCCTCCTTGGTTTCCCTTACGTCCGTGGACAGGTGCTCCAAGTCTTTTTGCATGGCTTGGAGGACGCTGACCACATCGGCCAAGTTATCCACCTTCTTTTCAAGCGTCTCGATGCGGCGGGTATTCCCCTTGCTTCGGTCTTCCACTTCCTTCAGCAGAACTGCTTGGTCTTCCAGTGACATAGCCATAGTCAACGTCCTCCTATGCTTGCTTAATGCCCCATCAAGGGGCTACGGTGAGGAAAGCGTCACCGCGCTTGATTTTCTCAATATAGGCTTCGGCGATAGAATGAATCATTCCCTCGATATCGATGCCTGCGGCCTCCAGCGTAGTAGAGGCTGGGTCGGAAAGCTGTTCGGTAGCTTTCATCACGAGCAGTTTGCCGAGGTCATAGATGTCCTCTGCGGAAAGTTTTCCGTCCACGGACTCTTCCTTCAGACCCTCTACCATCGTCTGCTGAAGTTCGCCGACCACGTTCTTTACCACGAACTCAAGCTGTTCCATAGCGGCGGAAAGGGTGTCCAGCTTTTTGTTCTGTCCCATCCACTTTCCGACATAGGCAAAGGCGATGCTTACAACGCCCATCAGGATAGCGCCGATGACCTGCACGGCCACCTCAATGATTGCTTCTCTCATGGATTACTCCTCCTCCGGGGGCGCAAAGGTGGCAAGCCACTCCTGAGACGCCGCGTCAAACAGGTAGATAGCGCCGGTATCCATCTCAAGAAAGGCACTTCCGTTGTAGCACCCGGTAGGTTTCTCATCATCGTGAAGCCCGATGAATACGTCACTCAGGTTTCCAAGCGTAATCATCTCTTATTCCTCCTCGTCAGCGGCGTTCATTTCCTGCACGATTTGCTGGAACGCCTTAATATCCAGACCTTGGTCGCGGGTGATGTTGCGAAGGGCAATGACCTTATCGCGGGTCACGGACTGGCTCCCGTTCTGCCATGCGTCATAGAAACGCTGTCCTACCATCTCTTTGTGGCTCGGACACAGTTTCTCGTAGACCTCGCAGATTTCTTCCTTGGGCATATCAACGAGGTGCATGAACGCATTCCGTCCGATGATTTCGCCCTCTTTGTAGTCAACGCCGAGGCTCACTCTCTCGTCATCGTCCAGTCCGTCCAGTACGATGAGCCAACGATTCGCAAGGAATCTACGATTCTTGTCATCGAGGATGCGGCTCAGTTCGTTCTTCGGAACGGAGAACGTTCCCGTCTTGCCCGTGATGGAACCGTACATACCTCCGGGGCCGAATGTCACGAGGTTGTAGTCCGCAACTTCCGCCTGCCACAGAAAATGCACACGCTCGGTGTCGGCGGCTACCTGAATCACCTGCGGGCGCTGAAGCGCAAGCAACTGCCTCTGGAGTTCTTCCATCTGTTTCTGGAGCAGTTCGTTCTGTGCCTTGAGTAGTTCCACGGCCGGGTCAACCGCAGGCTCTTCCACGTTTTCTGAGGGACTTTCGGCAATTTCCTCACGTTTTGCCGATTCGCCCTCGATGGCGGCGATGATTTCCGCCTTTGTCATGGTGCTGTCCGCATCAATGCCCTGTTCTTTCGCAAGGGCAATAAGGTCATCCTTCTTCATTGTCGCGTAATTTGCCATAGCCGTCTAACTTTCTCCTTTTTAGCTATTGTTATTCATTTTTTAAGTTGGGCCGGTCCCGTACTACATTCGCATTTCCAGTTCTACTGCCGGATTCATACCGTTTCCTACCGGCCCTCCGCTTTTGGTCTAGCGTTGCACCCTCTGTCCAGTTGGAATCGAACCAACGTCTGTAGATTGAAATCTACCGCTCTCCCACTGAGCTATGTCAGCATATGGATAGGGGCGGATTGCCCGCCCCTATGAAATTAGAAATTAATCACACCGATGTGGTCAGCGAAAACTGCCACAGAATCGACGCCCATCGTGATGTTGATGGCAATCTCCATATCGCCAGCCTTGGAGGGGTCAACCTCAAGGGTGATAGGAGTACCCTCGGTATAGCCGATGGTCAGGGGCTTGCGACCGTTGCCGCTCATCATATAAGCGGTGGAGTCGGACAGCATGGTGGACACAGTGGTGTTCTGAGTGCCGGGGATGATGACATCGACCAGAGGCATCAGACGCACAGCCATGAACTCGCCCAGATAACCGGCACGGGTGTAGTCAGCGCCCAGCAGAGTGGCGATGGCGGCATCCATGTTCACGTTGGTGGAGCCGGTCACGTCAGAGGGAAGAATCTGCGCCAGTGCGGGATAGGAACCCCAAGCGATAGCGTTGCTGATGGGCGTGTTGTTCACGGCGCTCAGACGGTTCGCCAGCTTGACCCAGTTCTGAGTGCTGAAGGTCACGCTCAGATTAGAGGGGACAAGGGAGGTGTCCAGAATGGCGGCAGACATAGCGGCATTCCACAGACCCATCGTCTTGGCGTACATACCGGCGGTGATGTTCGCAAAGAACTGACCGAAGTCGGTGTTCGTGCCGACCAGCTGAGTCCACTTCGCATTGATTTGCGCGGTGCGGGGCTGGGGATTCAGCACAACGTCCTTGCTGTAGAAACGGTTGCGGGGAACGCTACGGGAAGCGCCCCAAGCGGAGTCTTGGAAGCAGACAATATCATTCGACGTGATGCTAATCATGTGGGTCTCACCGAAGGGAACTTCCACGACCTCGGCGAACACACCAACGGCCTCGCTGTAGACGCGGGGCAGGATGGGGGTCAGAATCTCCTGATAGATGCCCATCAGAACCTTCAGGAACAGGTCGTTGTTGACGTAGTTCTTGCCGTTGCGCTTGAACTCCTCGAAGTCGGCGGGGCCTTTGCGACCGAGCACGGCGTCAGCCTGACGAGCGGCGTACAGCAGGTGGGCCGCTTGGAACTTGGTGTTGGCTTCCTTGTACTTCTCGGCAGACAGGACAGAGGCAATCTCGTTGTCCTTGTTGCCCATAGCGGCACGGACAGCCATAGCACCCTTGCGGGCGTACTCGTAAGCGAGCATACGGCCGGTTCCAACGATAGTGGCGCGGGCGTTGCTGTTATCTACGGTGTCCTCGGCGGAAACCTTGAACACACCGGGGTTGATGCTGTTAAGAGAAAGTTTCATTATTCGTTACCTCCCTCATTCAGCGACGCAGGCCAAGCAATCGACGTAGCCGAAGCTGGCGCTCGTACCCTCGGTAAAGTTGCCGCTTCCCATCAGCTTGAAATAGGGAGTTCCGGCAGTGACGGGAGCGGAGGCGGCGGGAGTCAGCAGGCCGTCGGCGCTGATAGTGAAAAATGTGTTGGTGCTCAGAGAAGCACTCAGGTTGCCCACGCCGAAGCGATAGACAGATTCGCCGTCGAAGTGGACGCGGCGGAAGGAGCCGTAGCGTCCGGCGGGAATGCCGAGGCCGAGGGTCTCAGTCCCGACGGCATAAAGTTCGCCCTTAACGGAGGCAAGCGGCCAGTCGTGGGGGTCGCAGGCGTAGATGGGCGTACCGGCGGTGGTGGAGTTGGTCGCCTTGACCATCTTCCAAGTGTTTTCATTCTTCACGCCGCTGAAGCCCTCGCAGTCCAGCAGGCTGTCGCGGACGCACAGCTGACCGGCGGAGCAATCGGTAGCGGTCGTGGAGACAAAATACTTCCCGGCGATATTGGCGAGGTCATCGAAACGGTCGTTTACGATGCGGGCCTCGAACGCGGTGTTAGCAATAAAAGCCATTATTGTCTCACTCTCCTATTAGATGATTTTGTCCAGATCGGACAGCAGGCCCTCGATGCTGTCGGGCTGGTCGCCCTTATCATTGAGGAACTTATTGTAGGCGAAGGTGGTCTCAGCGGCTTCCTTGGCCTTTCTGTCCATTTCCTTCTGCTCGTTCATGCAGAGGAAGGAAACGTCACGCTCGACTTCGGCATCGCCGACCCACAGGCCGTCGGAGTTGACGCGCTCAGTGTATTTACCGGCGTCGATGTCGGAGATGACGGAATTGAGGATGGAGTCCTCAAACTGCGCTTTGGCGGCGCGGTTGGCATTCAGACCATTCAGGACGGCATGAGCCTTGTCCTTGGCGGCCTGCACACGGCGGGCGCGTTCGGCGGTTTCCATCGCCTTGATGCGCTCGTTGGCTGCGTTCAGCTTCTGCTCCATGTCGGACGCATTGTTGCAAGCCTCGGCCAGTTCCGCAGAAAGAGAGTCGATGACCTCGCAGGTATCGACCTCGGCGTTGTCGCAGTCCTCACCGATATCAAAGTTGACCTTGGTGGTAGAACTGCGGAATTTCTCCGGCACGATGGTTTCGTCGATGCTATCCATCTTGTAGACAGAAGTGTTGGCGTCCTTCGACATCAGGCACACCCGGATATCTCCCGCCTCCGTCTGCACGGCGGCAAGAACCTTATAGTCCGGGAACTTTTTGCCCAGTTCCGCAAGCTGCTTGCGGCTGAAATAGGTCATGGACTTTTTCACTCCTTTGTTTTCATTGTCTTTGGGGGATTCTTCGGAAGGCTCCTCGTCAGGCTCCTCCGGCTCATCTTCGGTCGGTTCGTCTTCCGGCTCGTCTTCCTCTCGGACGTCATTCGGTTTTGCGTAGCTGGCGGCTTTCAAAATGTTTTCCGCCATGTTGCTCCGCAGTTCCGAAAGTTCGGAGAGGGTCTTGATGTTCGCCCCGGCTACGGCAGGCTCAACGCCGTTGCCAAGTATCGTGATTCCGAGGACTAAATATTTCTCCTCGATATCCACTCCGTCCTCTCCCTGGCGCTCGTCCGTCACCAATGTTTCTATCGAAACCTCCATGCCACCCTGTCTGGCAATTTGGTCTACGAGTTCTTTTGCGTACCACGCCCAGAGATTCCCTTTGACGATGACCCATTCCGTTCCGTCAACGACTTCCAGTCGGACGTTCTCAGGGTCTTTTGGAATCCATCCCACGATGCGCTCGGCATCTGACGCGGTAAAGGACGCATACTGCTCTCCCGTGTTCGGGTCGGTCTTCATGTTGTAGTTGTGGCCGTCCCCGACAACCATCCCGCCGCCGACATAGGCGGTCAGAATGGGGATATCCAGAAATTCATTCAGGTGCTTCTCAAGGTTCACATACTGCCAGTTGTTTCTGTTCACCAGTGAGTTCAGCGCCATGATTTCCACGGCGTAGAGCTTTGGGTTGGCAGTTTCCATTACCTTGAGCTGCCCGGTAAACGCTCTGTTCTTTTCCATCTGCCTCACCCTTTCTTAATCGAAATCATCCCAATGGTCTCTGGGGTCTACCCTATGCGTGGGAGCGACATCTCCGCCCCCACCGCCACCGGGAAGAAGGTCTCTCTGTTTCTGCCCGGATTCGCTGCCGTCTTCCGGCGGTCTTCCGCCCGGATTGAGTTCCTGCGCCGCCTGCGGAGGAAGCGTACCGTCCCTCTGCCTTGCACTATATGTGGAGATGAGCGGCTGTCTGCGGTTCATGATGCCACTTTCGACCACGAACTTGCTGATTGCCAAATCGTCAAGCAGGCTGTGTCCCATCATGGCGTTATATTTGAACGTAGCCTCCATGAGTCCGAGCGTCATGTCCTTGCGGGCTTGCTCCATCTCATGCTCACGGCTGAACACATCGCCAAACATATTGAACCGCATTGTGGTCTTGAGATTCAGGCTCTCAAAAATGGCGTTCATCATGGTGGCGAATGTACTGTATATGGGCTGTACTTTCCGCGCCGCTATCTTGGCGGACAGTTCCGCAACGCCGACCTTTGGGTCTTCGGATGTGGGTATCACGGAAGCGAGTCCGGCTTTCTGCACCTGATCGGAATAGGCGTGTTCCGCAATGGACGTGGAACTCACGGAGTCCGTTATCGTCTGCAGCTTCATGTTCTTCGCCGGAGCGAGATAAAGCCCAATGCCGGACGTATTGTTCGCCGAAAGCATCTGATACCAAAAAGACTCGAACAGTTCCCTCTGCGCCGGGGATATGGCTATGGGGTCTGCTCCGGGAACTCCTTGCGTATCGTACATCGGCAGTTCGCCCGTCATGATGGAGGTCAGCGGGTTTAGGATTATCTCCAACTGCGCAGCCTCATACGCGGGTATCTGCGCCATGCTCACCATCATGCCCGTTGTTTCAGGGATGTTGTCCACCACACGGTCATTGCGCTCAAACACGATGACCTTATCCGCAGGCAGGTTGACCCAGTAATAATTAACTGTTCCCACCTGATACCAAGTGGGATTTCCCACCGTGGCTCCCGTTTCGTTGGCACGGAACCGTTCGGCGTTGATTCCGTATCGTTGCCCCTTCGATGTGTATATGTAACTGCTTCTCTCCTCAATGACTTCGCCAAACGCATCCATGTAGGGGAGGAAGAGGTCTCCAAATTGGCGCGGGTCAGTGCCGGGAGTGCAGAAATACATCAGATTGAACGCCACGGTGTATTTCCCCGGTCCGTTGTTCTCTCCGACAATCATGCACCAGTCGGTAGGAAGCTGTTGCAGGAAAGCGTACTTCACTTTGCTGTGGGATTTATCCACGTCATATCTCGGCGTGTAAAAAACCTTTCCGTACTTGGCGCACTGGCCGTTGATTTTCCGAGCCGTAGCGCTCGGGTTCATCTTGTCGGCGAGTTTCTGCACAAGCACGAAATCACGGAGCATCTGTTTGAACCCAACCTCGTCCAATCCCTCAGAGGGATAAACGTACCAGTCATAGGTTGGGATATTCTGATAGGCATCGAGGATGATGGCATAGGTCATCGCCGAAGTGTCCAACGCCGCGGACACGGCGCGGAGCGGACGCTCGTTCGCAGATGGATTCTGAACCATCTCGGCGATTTGGTCTTTGGTGTAATCGGCCGCTCTTGTGTTGATTCCCTTTATCCTTGAGTTTTGGATTTGGGGCCAACTGGTGAACAGGCTCATTCCTCCAGCCGCTGTCCACGCGGAGAAGATGGAACCCATTCCGAGAGAGCCGTACTGACCGTTCAGGCGCTTGATGCCCTTGGCAAGCTCCGCCCAAGTGTCGGTATTAACCTGTTCCGTCACCATCGGGGTTTCTGCCATCGGTCATTCTCCCTTTCAACTCTTCCTCGAAGCGTACCAAGAACTCTTTCTGTTTCTCGGTGAACGCCTTATACTCCTGCTCTGCCTTGATTTTTGCGCCGACCGTCTGTATCCATTCCCAATCCTGCATGGTAAGAGAACGGGCGGCGTCACTCGTGACTTCCGCCATTTTCTCAGGCGTTTCATCCGTAATGACAAGGCAGTATTTATCGTTGGCTTTGAAGTATTCGTACTTCTCCGCCCGCGTTATATTTTCTGCCGTAGACCGGCATACCCATAGTCTGTTCATCGTTTCACGCCCAGCCTTCCGCTGCGCCTCTGCTTTGCCAACTTTGAGTTCGGTGCGTAGTCCCCGGTGTAACCATCATACTTTTGGGCAAGTTCTTCCCACTCGTTCTTTCTGCGGTTCTGCGCATACAGTTCGGATTTCTCCAACCTTTGCGCTATCCGGCAGGCGTAGAGCAGGGCAGACCACATATCCTTTTGGATGTTCTTGTTTATCTGCTGTTCTGTCCATCCGACCGCACCGTATTTCTTTTGCAGATTTCCTATCTGCCTCGCAAGTCGGTTCGTTGCTCCGTAGGGAGCCTGTATCTCCGGGTCTCGGATATCGTCCTTGATTTCGTGCTTGAGTTTGTACGCCTGCAGTCCCTCGTAAAGGTTCGATGTAAGCAGGCGGAGATTCCCTCTCTCAAACTCCCGCTCTATGTAGTCGAGCATGACGGCGTTCGGATCTGCGCCCGACGTTCCCGATGCCTGCAATGCGTATAGACACGGGATGGCGTCCGGCTGTACCAGCTCCGCAAACGTGAGGTCATTGTTCATCGTGCGGAAGGGGGGGAGCCCATCTCCAAGGTCTTCGTGCAGATGCTCGATTACGCTCAGACCGTAGCTTCTTGCGTCCACCACCACGAAAGCGGGACGCCCCTCTTCGATGCAGTAATCTCTCCAACGCCGCTTGATGATGGCGGCATGTTCCCTTGCTGTCTTCGGTGGCTTTCGGTCTTCCACATAGACGAGCGATTTGCGGTACTCGTCTGCCAGATCCGTGTGATACTGCCGTTCGCACTTGACCACAGCCATTGCGGTCAGGGCGTTGTTCATCACGTCACGGGAGCTAACGTCATAGCCGATGATGTAGAAGCATTCCGGGTCACCGCAGTGCTTGTCCTCCATCACCTTCAGCTTTCGGCTTGCAGAAAGTACATCGTCTCGGATGATGGGGTTTTCTATGCTTCCCGTCCACTTTGCTTCACACTCACGCATGAACTGTTCCGATGTCAGTTTCTTGCGCAGCATTCGGTAGTAGCTCACCGATTTCATCCGCGCCAGGACGGGAACCTGCCACGGCATACTCACGGCGTAAGCGTCTTCTCCGTCCTGCATAGCCTTGCGCAGATTGATGTACACTCCGTAGGCTTCGTTCTCACGCCGAGTGGCGGATGTGATGTAGTGTATCTGAGAATCAACGTGGGATTCGTCCGCCCGCCCGTTGACCTTATAAGCAAGTCGGTTCGTTCCGAGGACGATTTGATTGAAATCTTCCCAGTCGAACGGATTGCGGTCTTCCTGCGCACACTCTTCCGCCACAACGCCGGATGTGTCGATACCGCGGTCGATGTTCATGATGAACATGGAGCCGTGCGGAGTGGTCACTCTGAAACGGTCTCGTGTGTCACTGTTCTTAATCCAGTGGTCTGCCAGTATCGGAACGTTCCGCTTATAAGTGGCGTAGGCTTTGGACGCAAGGGGAGCCGCCTGCGTCATGACCGGGGCGTAGTACCCGGTTATCTCTCCCGGCCACAGGATTCCCTTGTCGCACTTGTCGGCCACCACAGTGGTGGTCTTGCCAATGCCGCGGGAACCCGTGGTGAAAGTTTCCTGATATCGAGCCATGTATCTCTTCATGACCCGGTTTATCAGGCTGTTGGAGAACTCAGCGTTCTCTCCTCTGCAAATATCCTCAAGGAGGTCGGGATACCAGCGAAAGAATGAGAGCAACAATGCCCAGGTCGGCGTTGCGAACTCATCGTAGTTGATGCCCTCTCGGTCTTTACTGTTTACCGCCATCTGCGTCACCGCCTTTCATATGCAGCGGCGCAAGCCCGAGGTCTTTGTATATCTGTTTCTCCGTTTCGTCCTGTTCCTGCGCAAATTCTCCGAGAGGATCTGCCATTGCGAACTCGTCGGGCAGACGGTCTATCTCCGGCACGTTCTCGTTGAACGCCGTGGCGTTTCGGATGAGCAGAAGCATTTGGTCTGCGGCGTCTCTCGTATAGCCGTAGGGCGTATGGAACATGTATGTCGCAAGCTGTCTGCACAACTCGTCATAGTCCATCATGTTCAGGCCGGCGCGTTCCACGGCTTTCACGATGTCATCAATGCGAACACGGTCTTGCGGGAGTTCGTCCTTTTTACGAAGCTGTTCGGATTCTTTCAGCTTCTCAATCATGGCATCGACTTTCTTTGCGTCATCGAACTCTTTCGCAGCCATGAGCTTGTCACGCTCAAGAGTCCACCGCGCTATGTCCTGAATCGCCATGCGAGACTGAGAACTGATTCCGCTTCGCCCCTCCGTCATGGCATCCCACACACGGTTCAGGGCATCGTAGTCTGCCTCGGTATAGGCTTCCCCGGATTCTCCGTAGGACACGCCCCAAAAGTAAGCGTTCTCGTCCGCCGTCCTGCTCTTGGATTCCAACAGTTCGATGGCGCTCTCTGCGCCGATGTCCGCCAGTTCTCTGAAAGATTTCTTGATGTCTACGTTTCCGTCTGCGAATCCCGCCCAACGTCCGCCGAGTTCGTGGAGTTTCGCCGCTCTGAGAGCCACGATGTATCCGCCCCACGGCCCATACTCTATGCGGTACTTGTAGGATTCTTTGATTCTCTCCGGCAGATAGGGAACATCGAACTTAACACAGCAATAAAAATAAGCGAGGTCGGTTCCGACGATTTTGGCCAGTTGCAGGAAATACTGGTTTTGGCAGCTCACGCAGTAAAACGTGGGCGCACCACGGTCAAAGCCGTCTGTAGGATTCCAACTGTTCTTATCGTTGAGTTCCCGTCGGCAGTGCCAGCATAACTTCTTTTTGGCCCTGTTCTCGTCCATAAAAACCTTTCTCGCTAAACTCATAAACACAACATCTTGTGGTTCACATTACCATATACCACAATATGTTGTGTTTGTCAATGCTTTTGTTCAAAATGACGAAAAGCGCCGCATTTCTGCGGCGCTCTCATTTATTCGGAGGGGTCAGTCATCCCATGACTTGACCTCCGCTATGATATAGTCCACGCTTTTGGGGCGCTTTACCGTGACAACGTTGTTCGCCGTCTTCGGAATCTCACGCTTTCGCGGCTTTCGCTTCGTGTTTTCCTTTAGGTGTTTTCCCTTGTACATGGGTGTCCTCCTTTCTCAGCAGTTCGTCAATCTTCGTGATGTCCTCCGGGTCGGTGTCCAGAAGAGGACGGTCTGTCCTCTTGCCATTGGTGGCAAGTTCAACATACTCTGCGTATGTATGCTCCGTTTCGCTCTTCACCGTGAACCCGGAGAACAATATGGCTATCGCTATGGTGATTCCCGCGCAGAGTCCGCATATCAGCAGAGGGTCACTGACATACAGCGTTTGGCATACGGCGAGTACGGTCAGCACGATTCCCTCTCCGAGCGCAAAGGCGGCTATCACGACCCACCACAGCACTGACGGTTTCTTCATATCTCATTTCTCCCTTTCTCTTTATCTCCCGGATGAGCCGAATCCGTTGCTCCCACGGTCTGTTTCCGTGAGTTCGCCAACTAGCTCTATCTCCGGGGCGATATACGGTTGTATTACAAGCTGGGCTATCTTATCACCCGGTTCAAAGACATAGGCTTTGTCGCCGAGGTTATAGAGCTTCACCACGATGCTCCCACGGTACGGCTCGTCAATCGTCCCACCGCAGCTGACGATGTTGTGCTTCACGTTCAGCCCAGACTTGCTCTCAATCTTTCCGTAGTATCCGTGGGGCAGTTCGACATGAACGCCCGTGTCTATGGTGGCGGACAGTTGTGGCCATATCTTCACACGCTCTTTGGCTCTCAAGTCAAGCCCGGCGTCCGTAGGATGCGCCCGTGTCGGAGCGAACGCTCCCTCGTCAAGCATAATTCTCATATCACACTTCCTCAATCCGATAGCCCATGTCGGCCATCAGTTTTCTTTTCATTGAGTACTCTGCCGTTTTGCGTCCTTTGACATCAACGATGTGCTGTTTCCACTCTCCATCGTCATCCATTCTCTCGAACACAAAATCAGCGAGATAGTTTATCGCACGGAACCGTTCCCCGGTAGCACCGTCCGTGTAGGCGGGTTTGAGCAGAAACTGAACCTGCAATCGGATATCTCTGACTCGCCCGGCCGACTCCCATATCTTGAGTTCGTCATAATAGACAGCTTCTTTTTTGCTGTCGAACTTTATGACCGTTCCGTTCGGAAGCACTCTGTCCGTTGGCTTTGCGTTGTACTTGCTTTGCCTCGGATCGGTGGCTTGGGTGAGTTCCGCAAGCCACCGCTTCGTTTCCGTATCCCGCGTCTTCTGCTGAACTTGCTGTTCGTACAGCTTGCGCATTCCGGGAGGCATGTCATTAATGTCCTTGAAATTCATTCAGAGTAATGGTCGCGCCTCCACTCGCTCCATATGTACAGCGCACCGAGTACGCCTATTACAGCCCAAAACTGAAACCACATTTATTTCTTCCCCTTCCAATAATGTTCTTCTCTCTCGTCCTCTATACCCGATACTTTCGCTCCGGCAAAGCAGAAGAGGATTAACAGTGCAACCGACGCGGCGGCAGCCACGCACATTCCAATGATTTCTTTCATGTCAATAGCCATCGTACCGCTCCTGCGCCATGATATTGGCGTACATTCCAAGAAAGTCCATATAGACCGTTCCCGTTTCGCCGTGTCTGTTTTTCGCCACATTGAACTCCATCGTCTGGGGTTCGTTTGGGGCGGGCTGTTGGTTCGGCGGAAGGTAATATGCTTCACGGTGTATGAAGATGACGGCGTCCGAGTCTTCTTCGATTGCTCCGCTGTTGCGCAAATCGGCAAGCGTTCCTCGTTTATCTTGCCTTTGCGTGTTCGCGCGATTCAACTGGCAGAGCATCAGAATGGGCGTCCCGGTTGACTTTGCCAACCGTTTCAAAGCATGTGAAGCCATCGTTGTTGGAAGATACAGACTATCCGTTACCTTGTCAGGGATGATAAGTCCGAGATGGTCTATCACTATCAAGTCCAGTTTCCCGGCCTGCCGTACATGACGTTCTATATCCGCCATCTTTGCGTTTGTCGAATTGATGATTATGTTCCGCTTCGATAAGTCGGACATGGCATCCAAGATTGCTTTCCAGTCTCTCTGCGTTTCCTGGTCGAAACTCCCATTCATCAGTTTTTTGTACGGAACACGGCTCTTTCGGCTCACACGCCTCGCCCAAAGCTGTTCCTTGCTCATTTCGAGGCTCTCGTACAAAACCTTTCCGCCCCGCGCGGCCACGTTCTCCGCTATGACCAACGCCGCAACCGTCTTGCCCTGCCCCGGTCTTCCGGCCAACGTGATAAGCCCCTCGGAGATAAGACCCCCACCGAGCATATCGTCCAGATTCGTCAACCCGGTGGATAGGAACGGTCTTATTTCTCCCGATGACACGGACTTGAGGTACTGATAGAACTCAAGCGCGTCCTCTCTCGGCGTTGCGAGAAGGGTGACTCTGTGCGACAGCGTATCCTGCAGCTGTTCCACGGCATCCTGCGGAGTTATGCCCTCATCGACAAGAGCCATGCCTATCTCCTTGGACTTCCGCAGGATGGACGCTTCCCTGATGATGGTGGCGTTTAGTTCCACGTTGGCCGTAGTCAGATACGCCTGCATGGTCTGACGCACCCATTCATCCGTTAGAGGCAGCTCCGATTCTTTTGCCTGGTTGAGTATCGTTGTTGGGTCTATCGGCTTCCTTGCGTCCGCAAGAAGACAAGCCGACATGAACACGGACTTCGCCTGCTCCACACCGAAGTCATCTGCGGACACCACCTGCCGCACTATGGGGAGGGTTTCCGTAGGCTCAACGAGTATGCACCCGGCTACGGACTCCTCCGCCATATACCATGCGTCAGGACTGTATTTCGTTACATCGTACTTATCGCTCATGAAACCTCATCCGTTTCCCACGGAGCCAAATCCATGACCGTATTCTTTTTGGATTCGTATTGGATTGGATTCGGATTGGATTCGGATTGGATTGGATTGGATTCTTCGCGCGCGCGCGGGGGCGGCGTTTCGCCGCAAATTGCCGCAGATTGCCGCAGGTTGTCTGCCTCGTCTTCTCCGGGGTATTTCGGTTGGATTTTTCTCACCCTTTGGTGTTGCGCCCAGTTTGGGAACTGGAAGTAGGGCTTCCCGCCTACCGTGTAGAGGGAAACGCAGCCGACAGCCGCCAAATGTAGGAGCGCATTTTCTATATCCTTTTCCGTAGTACGATTCCGAAGAGCGAATACTCTGCCTTTGATGATTGCGGGTCTCGCGTCACCACGCCCTAAATCGTCCGCCTGTGTGATCAGTCCAACCCAAAGCCGAAATTCAAAGTCTGTGAGTTGCGATATCTTCTCGCTGAGAAACGCACTCTCTTTGATAATTCTGTTTGGCATACATGACCTCTATGTAGAGTGGGAGAGGATATCTCCCCCAAAAATCAGAATGGGAGTTCTCCGTCATCGGAATCATCATCTACGAACGGACTGTCATCATCGTCTGGGGCATCCTCGTCCACGTTGAGATTGCCGCGCTTGGAAACAACGCTCGGCTTATGCTCTTCCCGGATGGCCTGTCCTGCGCCGTTGACTACCATCATCATAAGCTGATAGATGGAAGTCATGGGCAGAATCAGTTCGGCATTGATTTTGTACTTGGGTACGTTGGGGTCTTCGTTTCGCCCATAGTATGTGTCGGGTACGATTTCTCCGCAGACGAGCAGCTCATCGTATTTCCCAATGCCGATATCGTTGTCGCAGATGTACTCGGCCAGTTCATTCCACGCCGTGACGCTCATGCTCTCCTTGACTTTCTGCCCATCCTCGTTGACGTGCTTGTTGTATTGGAGATAGAACGAACAGACATGTTTGCCCGACTGGGTGGTGCGGAGTTTCGGTTCGCTTGTGGCGATGCCCCACATCACCATCATGTTCTTCTGCTTGGCGTATCCCATATATCATCCCTCTGTGTCGAAGATGGACGGCTCGTCATCGTCCTCGTCGGGCGTGAAGACCTCGCCGGTCGCCACATCCGTGTATGCCACATCCTGATAAGCTGTAGGCGCAGCATCCTCGTCATTGATGGTTGCTCCGGCTTCCAGTTCGTCCGGGATATACATGCCCCCGACTTCGTTGGGGAATGCCTCGCGCATGGCGGCTACGAGAGCGCACTTACGAATCATCAGTGCGGGAGCCGTAGCCCACTTTGCCATCGGCTTTCCGTCACTCTTGTACTGGCAACGCTCCCTGAATCCGACAACGGAGCTAATGGGCTTAATGTAGTCTTTGACATAAACGTCGGCCCATCCGCCTACGATTTCCTCATCCTCAAGGACAAGCTCACCGAGCCGGTTCTCAAGAGTGCCGTCCACTTTGCGGACAACGACTCCTGCCTGACTCCCCCGATAGTTGGGGTTCGCCTCGGCGCGTTTCGTGAACGCATCCTTGGCCGTGAGCATCTGAGGGGGATTGTTCCCGTACTTGACGAGATACGCTTCCTTCTTCCACGGATCGAGGCCGTTGTGCTGACACCATGCGTTGAACACGAACGCTTCGGCGGGGGTGGCGTCAGGGCAGAAATACTTCTGCGTAAGGGCTACGCTCAGTTCTACGCTCTTTCCGCCAACCATGTACTTGATGGGCTTGTCAACGAACGCATCCTTCTGCACCGGCGCAAGGGATTGTTTACTGGCGGTGGGTTTCACCGCTGCGGCTGCTCTCATATCTATACCTCCTTAGAGTTTTTTCGCTTTATACTCAATGCCGTTTTCGTCAAGGCAGGCTTTGAGCGCTTTCATCTGCTCCATCGTCATGGATGGCATCGTAAACTGATAGCCGTAGGTCTTAGGAACGGCGGACGGCCACTTGAAAGGTTTCTTCGGAACATCAACCTCAGTTTCTTCGCCATCGTCCGCAGGAGGCTCCCACTTCATTACGACCACTTCACGAGCCTTACGCTCTTCCTCGACTTTCTGAATAGCCTCAAGACGCTTCCCCTCCGCCATAGCTTTGGCGAGGTTGTGACTCTTGGCATACTCGGACAGCATGGAAGCCTCATAGGGACTTTCCATACCACGGATAGCGTTAAGCCCATCACGGATATCTTCCAGTTGCCGGACGATGGAGTTGGCGGCGTCTGTCTCCGGGAACGTGGCGTTCAGCCACTTCTTGTCGAAGACATCCTCGAATTCGACATACTCACGGATGTCTTCGGAAGAGGATGTGAACAGTTCCCAAAGCCGCTGACGCTTGGCTTCTTTCTCGGCGTTCTCCATCTCTTTGATTTGGCTGTCGATATTTGTGACAGCCTCGTTGACGATGCCCGTCAGTTCCTTGACCTTTGACTCAAACGCCTCGTAGGGGCGCATCCACTCTTTCTTGACAGCCTTGCGCTGACTGTCGATGGATTCACCAACCTTGCGGATGTCCGCCCTGGTCTTCTTGGCGTCAGAGAGACCTTCTTCCGTAACCACCATGTTGGCGTATGGGGCGAGGTTTTCGGCCAGCCATTCCTTCACAGCGTCAAAGTTGGCTGTTATGTCCGTACTGATAACCGGCGTGAGGTCTGTGGTGACCTCAAATGACATCTGACTGCTCATTCTTCTCCTTCCCCTCAAGGAATTTGCGTATCCTCATCCGCGACACTCTCGGATTCCACCCACACCCAGAGCACATGGCATCGGTGCGCTTTTTTTGGTCGCAGACAACTCCGCCCTTTTCCCTGTGGTAACGGCAGACCTCGTTAAGGTCGAAGCCGTGAGTCATATTGAAGATATCCCGGTCTGTCGCAAAGTAGGTTCTGATTCCATCGTGTTCTTCGTATTGTTTCATAACTATATCCTCAGTGGCACGGACGGCATTCTGTCCGTCTGTACGCACTCCCAAAACGTTTCCTCCTCGCCGAGCAGATACTCCATATCCTCTCGGCATTCGTCGGCAGCAAAGTAGTACTGGCGCAGTTCCGCGACACCCGTCACTCCGTTCGTCAGTTCGGCGAACAGATATGCCCACCGAAAGCCGGACGCAAGCATCTGATGCAGGATTTGGCAGTAATACCCGTTAGGCACTTGTTTGTTCCATTTCTGCCAGTCGGCTCGTGATGAACAAGTGGCGGTTTTGATTTCCAAAATGCCACGGTCATCGCTCTTGCCGTACAGATATATCTCTCCGTCCAATGTGGCTCTCAGCCACGGACGTTCTTCCTGATAGAGATAGTCATATGGGCGATACTGTCTGGCAAATTCCGGGTGCTTTGCCAAGAACAGATTTCTAAGGGGGTTTTCAGCCCGCTTTCCGTACTGAACCGCCTCGTTCTTCTCCAATGACTTTCGTTCGGAGCGCCCGGTCTTCTCCTTCCATAAGTCAATCCTTGATATAAAGCCAACGCCCATGATGGCTCCGGCTTCGGACGCACCTATGAAATTGTTTCGCCCAAACAGCCAGTCATCTCTGGTGTCGTGGTGTTCGTATACGAGGCTCATTCTCTGTGCTCCAATCGTGCTATGTAGTGTACCCGGAACGAACGGCACTTGTTGGCGGTTCCCTCGCAGGAGGGAAATGGGCAATGAAGACAGGCGTCTATCTCCTTTTGGTTGTCTTCATTGATGTTGTGGTGGCCGACCTGCCCACCTACAACGCCTACCTCTCCGAAATTATACGGAGGGAGAGAATCGGAACTGAGCCAAGGTCTTACCGCCCCTCCGGCTCCGTATGGGTCTTTTCTCATTGGTTCCTCCTCGTCTCTATCGCCTTGGCGACATCTCGTATGTCATACCTTCTTACCCCGGTGGGATAGTAGCACGGCAACTGTGCGGCAAATCTGATGGCGGTGTTTCGGCTCACGCCCAGTTCCCTCATGATTTCCGCTATGGTCATGAAACCTCCATAGCGGTCATAAAGGAGTTTCTGCCTGTCCTTTACCGCAGAATTCACATTGAGATTCACTCTCGGCATAACGTGTTACCTCTTCGACAGTGCCTTGCGCCCCGCGTCCGTCTGTTTCAGCGAATGACGCTTTCTGTATATTGCGGCTGCGTCATAATCCCATGCGATATATTCTTTCTTTCGTTCCGCCGACAGCTTGTCACGCTCGGCACGGAACGCAAGATATTTCTCGCATGTCGCCTGACAGCCGACCGCCCTATTTGGGCAGTCCGGGCTGTCACGGCTTTCCTTGCACGGAGGCATATTAGGCTTTCTCATGACATCTGGTAATCGTCGAGAAGCTCCGCCTTGACGTACCTATAAAATACGGGCTTGGTATTGGCCGGGTACGATTTCGTCCGGCTCCTGCCTTTTGTGAAATCGGAAATGGCCTGAGTGGTAGCCATAAAGAGGTATTTCTTTTCATCGGATGACGCACGTCCGTACTTCATCGTGAGGTAATTGCGAAGAACGATGGCGGCGGACTGCTCTCGCCCATCAATGAACCCGGTATTGACGGCGGAGAAGAAATCACGCAGCCCATCCTCGTCTATGCCACAGAAGAGGGCGCAGAACGCAGCGGCAACCACGGGGGCTTTTCTTGCGGGCTTGTCTTTTCCGCTGCCACTGGTGGTGAGTTCGGTAGCCTTTACGATGAGGTCATGGTTCTCGCTGCAAAAGCGGGCAATCATAGTGTCGGTAGGCGCACGACCCTTGCTGTAGTTAAACAGAAAATTAACGCCTGCGAGGAGATTGTTGTTGGCTATCTCTCCGCCAAAGCCGGAGATGGTCAGGGTATCGGCCGCAGAGCGGCTTGCGCCACGGTCAAAGATTCTAGACCCGTTGGGAACTCCGCGGGTAACGTACATCTTTGTGGGAGTGTTACTCTCAATGATGGCGAGAAGGCGGTGCTGACCGTTTGCCAGGGAGCCGTCCTCATGGAAAGAGATGCCCTGATCGGTGAACTGCCAGTTCCCATTTTTCATGTCATTCGCATACCGCTTGACAGTGCTGGGGCGGACAGTGCGGTTGTTCGTGTTTTTCTCAAGATACTTCTTGGCCATTTGCGGGGTGATGATTTCGGGAGCACTTTTCATTTGCTTTATCCTTTCTTATGTGTTGTATTATTGGACTCGTTCTTTCACTTCGGCCATGCTCCGCTCAAACTCTTCGATGGCCGTAAGCACTGTATCCGGGCTGTCTGTGGCAATATCCTGGTGTGCGTCAATAAGGATATGGAGTTGGTCTATGCACCAATCAAGGATTTCGGTAATGTCTCGTTCCAGATCCGACACTCCGTATTCTTTGACCTTACGAGTAGGCTTCGGTGCGTCCGTATCGGCTTTCTGCTTTTCCGAATCTCGTACCATGTTGAAAGCCTTATTGATGCTGACCTCTCCGCGCCTTAGTTGGTCTTTGACTTCTTCCGGGGCTTTGTCGAGAATCTTCTCTACCTTAGAAACCGTATCGTGTGATACTTGGGCAGCCTTGGCTATTTCATCTCTGACTTCACCCCCCGCAGATTTCTGCGTAGGGTCTGCTTTCCCAGCTTTCATTCGCTTTTCCGCTTCTTCAGCCAACAGTGGCTTCAGCTTCAAGGACAGTTCCGTTCGGGCGAACGCCGTAAGGTTCCTGCGCCCAAGCTGATTGCGAATCATCCAAACCATCGCTTCGTTTCGGGAGAAGAAAATCATCTCTGAGCATTCGTAGCTGATTTCGTCAGGATGTTTCTGAATGATTTTCCAACGGTTGTGTCCATCCAGCAGAACCTTGTTCCAAGTTATCAGAGGGTCATAGCATTCCCCCGCGTCCAGTATGTTCTGCTCCAGTTGGGAAAACTCTTCATCCGACAACGGAGGTATCAAAGCTTCAAACTCAGGGTCTATGATGGGTTCAAACTTGCGACCCAAGGAACGTTCTCCTTTCTTCTCTGTCCGTTCTATAGGACATCGGTGATGTTATTCTTCGGGCAGATCGAGCGTTTCCCGGATAGCGTCAATAATCGGCGATTTCTTTGTCGTGCCGTCCAAACATCGGCGCAGCGTGGCATTGTCGCAGTAGCGCCCGCATCTCTTCGTGACCTCTTCGCATAACCATTTGTTGGTTTTTTCAAGGTCTATCAGCCGATGCTTTACGGCTTTCTGAAAATCGTTCGGTGGCATATCCCTCCTCCTTTCCTCTCTTTTGTGGTGGAGAGTTGCGCCAGCCCCGTATCTTGTTATTGCATTTGTAACCCGTGTGTGTTATTATGATGTTGCTGACACTCATACAAAGCAACGCACGGGTAATCGCTACCGGGGCTTGGATTTTTGTTGTCACTTACGCAACTCACGATGCCATAGTATAACATAAAATAATCAAAGTCAACTCCAAAATTGCCTATTGCAGCATCTTTGTATGAATGAACAAATCAAGGGAGGCCGTATTGTGCAATTTTATGAAAACTATTTGAGGCTGTGCGCCAAAGAAGGCAAATCTCCATCGGCGGTTGCGGTAGAAATCGGTATTCAGAAATCTACTATTACACGGTGGGTCAAAGGCGCTATGCCAAGATACGCAACTTTACTCAGAGTTGCGGATTATTTTGGCGTTACGGTTGGTGACCTTGTTGGCGTTACGCCGGACAATGTTTATGAAATGGCAAAAGAGCTTGGGATTGCGCCGGGGCTGTTGCTGCCGAATGAGAGGATTTCGGAGCCTCCGAAACCGCAAGTCCAGGCGGCAGAAGAAGAAGTTAAGCCGAAAGTGGAAATGCCAACCGATACAGGGCTTGAAGTGGCGTTAGAGGCTTTAAGAAACCAACCTGGGCGCAGAGCGTTGCTGTCCGCCACAAAGAACATGACCGAAGCGCAGGCGCTCAGACTCGCCGACTGGCTGTCTGATTTCATTGGGAGTGATAAAGATTGAGTCTTATTCCAGGGGTAGACTATAGGGTGTATTGGGTTCCGTTCCCACCCGACAACGGAACGGAGGGCGGCTGCGTTGTATTGAACGAAGACGGCACATTCACCATACTCATGGATAAGAACCTCCTCTGCGATATGCGCAAAGCAAAAAAGACCTACCGCCATGAAGTCAATCACATACTCAATGATGACTTCTATAACGGTAGGCCGATAAAGGATATTGAGGATATCTGATATATCGTCAGGCGATACTATTAATCAAAAACAGAATCGCTCGTATGTTGGCAAAAACAGCTTGATTCCTGCGGATATAGGTAAAATATTAGCTATTATTTCGAGGTACAATATTGGCTAAGAAGAAAAAGTACAACTATCCGAGAGCAACGGAAACCTATAATGGCAAGCGTTACGAGGCAACGGGGAAGACGCAACGCGAGGCGGAGCGCAGACTGGCACGGAAGATAGACGCGGCCAAGAGCGGATACATCGGAACCGATATGAAAGTATCGACTTGGGTGGACGAATGGCTGAAAGATTATATCAAGCCGAGAGTCCGCAAGCCCGGTGCGCCTAAGTTGCCCGGTACTATGTCGGAGAACTCCTATCGAACTTACGATATCGTGACACGCCTGCACATCGTTCCGGCGATAGGGGAGATGCGCCTTGCGTCTGTCACAGACACAGACCTCCGTGGCATCCTCAACGCTCAGAGGGGGATGTCCTACGCCCACGCCCAAAAGATACGGATGATACTCAAGATGATGTTCACGCAGGCAAACGTCTCGCGGCTCATCATGTTCAATCCGGCTGTGAACCTCGACCTGCCCGCCGTGGAGAAAGGGAGCAGACGCTCATTCACGCCATACGAGAAAGAGATATTCTTCAAGGTGGCGGAGAAACATCGGAGTGGGTATCTGTTCCGTTTCATGCTTGCCACGGGTATGCGCCCTAACGAAGTCCGCGCCCTCCGTGTGCGCCAGCTTGACCTTGATAAAGCCATAGTCAAGATAGACGATGCCGTAGAGTCCGGCACGAATCTGATTTCCACGCCCAAGACGAACGCCGGTATCCGCCACACCGTCATCAATGACATCGACCTTATATCACGGTTGCGTGATTTTGTTGAACAGAAACAGCCGGATGACTTTCTCTTTCCCAAATACGGCGGTGGAATGATGACAGACCAAAACATACATACATACTGGCGCTCGTTCGCACGGCTGATGGACATAGAGATGGGAGCCATCCGTATACACAACCATATCCCGGACGAAAAGGACGTAAAGTATGACGGTACACCGTTATACCCAGACCCAGCTGACCCATCCAAACCTTTGAACGGACATAGGCTGTCAGCCGATATTAGCCTGTATACGCTTCGACATACATTCTGCACGGACATGCAGAGGTTGGGCGTCCCGGTGGAAGTGACCAAGTACCTCATGGGTCACGAGGATATCTCCACCACGTCCAATATATACACCGACAGCGGTGAACCCGAAGCTATCCGTGCCACACAGTACATACTCCCTGTGGGAGAATCTGTGGGAGAACACTAACGAAAGGACAAAATACCCAGTAATTTCAATGGGTATAGGGGTTACATATGCTGACAAGTAATTAACTGCCATAATTATACGATAATTATGAATAACAATCAGAAAACCTTGATTTATCAATGGTTTCTTAAATGAATATAGCAGTATTCTTCCGTTAAAATACCATGCTCAAAAGCCCAAAATAGTCAGTTTTCGTCAAACAAGTGTGGGAGAAAGTGTGGGAGAATATTGAACTCAATCGAATAGATAAACTTAAAGGGGAATCGTGAGATACTTTCTCATGATTCCCCTTTTTTGTTTTATAAGGTGTCCTCATTTTGAAGACATCTGATTTATACTTCCTCCGACTCAAACATTTCCAGACCATCGAGGTCAGCCCCAGAGCATATCTCAAGAGTAAGTTCTAAGATGTTGTCATCGAGGAAAGCGGCGGCTTCGATTATCTGTTCATCCGTGTCCAACGCGGGAGGTTCTCCAGTCTGACAGATGGAGCAGTAGGTGATGATGCCAAAGGCGGCGGCTTTGAGTTCTCGCTCAGTCATCTACATTAACCTCCGCTTGGGAAGCAGTTTCCTCGTTAATGAACTGAGCGCAGAAATCATCGTAGTCATTATATCCGCACATGAGGATGAGCTTACGAAGTTCCACCATGCTCTTGAAAAAAGGAATGATGCGCTTCATCCTGATTCGGCAAATAACTCCGACATATGGAAGCTCTTCGTTGTCCAGTATCCTTATGTGCCAAGGGCGTATATCAAAGCGTTCAAAGATGTCAAACGAGAGCAACTTGGGGGTGTCTATGTAAATAACCTCTGCCCAAGGCTTCCACCACTTAGGATATTGGATAGCGGCATTGGTAATATCTACGCGGGTGATTTCTTCCTCGTCCATATAATTCCTCCTTATGCTGATTTATCGTATATGATTCGTGGGAGATAGACCCCACACTTGGCGCAGAATTTGTGCCTGCCACGGGTAACGGCGTCCAACGGAGCACCGCAGGCAATGCAGGTAATTTGCTGAAAGTATTCCTCCATCAACCTATTGCGCCCACGAATGACTTCTTCATATGAGAGTCCATAGGCGGAGGCGATTACGCCGTTTTCCAACTCCGTGGAAGATATCGAAAGCGAATCATCGCTGCGCTCTTTGATATAGTAGGCGCAGGATATGGGGTGATTCCCTCTGCTGGTATAACAGAACCCAAGCTCATGGCAGTAGTATAGGCAGTCAAGGCAACGGCTTCTCATAGTATCTGAATCTCCCATCCTTTTTCTGCGAGGAGTGTTTCCTTAATATCTTTCTCTCGCATCTCACCTTGGATATGGCACTCAAGGTTCTTCACGAAACGCTTATTGAATATCTCCAGGTCTTCGTCACTCATACCCATATCGGAGCCGAGCGTAAAGACGCAGATGTTGAGGAAGATGGTCATGGCATCAAGCTTTCCCTTTTCATATGCTCGGTCTACGTCCGCCTGGGTCTTGGGTATTTTATTAGGGTTTATTTTGTGTTTCTGAGGTTTAGCCATATTCATCTCCGAGGAGTTCTTTCTCTTTCGCTTCGCAGAAGTCGAGTATCATCTTGATGACCCTATTGGTTGGCGCAGACTCAAGCCAACGCAGGCCAACGGAGCGGAACTCGAAATCGGGTTCTTTCGGATTCCACTCTATAAATGCAACGACATAGCAGGATTCTGTGACGGTCTTCTTCTTGCCGGTATATCCGTCAATCGCTTCCCACGGCTCATGCTCGTACCACAGGATTACCTCATAGCGTGGCGGTGTATCTTTCGGAGGTAATCCGATATACGTCACATCGGCTATCTGAAATCCGTCTACTCTGTCGGTGTAGTACATCAGGTATCCCCCTTCTCGTAATAATCGTCTTGGTTCTTCTTGGTGTACAGCAACATTCCAGTCTCGGCTACCACCGGCATAGCATTTGTGTCGGGAATGGGAAAGTCCGCTGTGATATAGACATCACCGGGTTTAATCATGCGCAGTTCCTCGCAATCGGCAGTGACCGGGATACCCGACTTTGCCAACCCAAGGATGAGCGAGTCCACACTGTCCTTATGCGCCTTAAATCTAATCCTCATATCTGTCCTCCTACACAGAAACTTCCGTATACTTCTTCTTTTGTCATGAAGACCTTATTGGTTCCATTGGATAATGCCTTGAGGCACTGATTCGCCGAATACTCATTGTCGAACAGGTACGTCACAGGGTCTTGTGCTTCTCCGTCCACATAGTCCACCACGGTCACGACGTATATGCTCTTCAGGATGTTGCGGATTCGCTTTCGCATTGTCTCTGCCATACCATCGTTGCACTGCTCACATTCTTCTTCCTGTACAGTGTTATAGACGCGAAGAATGTCCTCAAGAACGTAGTTGGTCTTGCTTAGTCTGTTCTTCGTGATTTCACAGAGAAGGGAAGAATAGGTGTTCAGTTGCGCCGTGATTTCTTCGGGTGTAAGGCCCAAGTCCTCGTAAGCCGCAAGGCGGTCGATAACGTCTTGGGCAAAGTATTCGTCGAATGGGTAATCCCAATGATTAAAGCGTTCATCCCATTCGGTTATGCGTTCCATTCGATATCCTCCTTCGGAACGTAACACTCGCACATCTCACGGCTTGGGTCACATCCTACCATCCATATGGCAACCGTAGGCTCTCCCATGCGTGGGTCTGCGAATGCCATGCAGACATATCCATCCATATCACTGTGCTTGCATCCGCCCTGAGTGTAGTCGAACTTGACGAGAGGGAAGTGGAGTTTGCAGTTGACACAGCACTCTTTCATAATCCCCTCCATGTTGGAACGCAGTTATGACTATTGGGCATACAGTCGGCGTCCGCATACTCGCATATCTCGCACAGGCTGTGCTGATTCAGGACGTAGATGAGGTCATTCAGAGCTTTCCGCAGAGTATCCGATATTTCGTCTACTTTCCTACGGAGGTCTTGCATCTCCTTGTCCTGCTCCGTCATTTCTGCTTCTCCGTATGAGTCTTCACGGTCTTCTTGAGTTTTGAATTGGAGCCGAATATCTTGATGGCCAAGGCCGCGCAGAACGCAGAGTATGTATTGTCCTCTTCTCCGTCCGCACGTTTGACCACGGTCTTAGTGTTGTCGGGCCACATGACGATAGTGGCGGGGCCATTGCGGATTATCTTCTTCGGCGTGTAGCATTTCATGGCACTGTAGAGTTCCGTGGACAGCGTGAAAGACGGCGGAGCCGCTACCTCCAGCTTGGGGTTCTCTCCTGTAGACGGAGCCAGCTGGAACGTGTAGTCGGATGAGGTGTTTGTGGTCAATATTGCGTTCCATGCTGTAGAGCTTTCATCTGCGTAGAGCCATTTTTTATAATCCACTACTTCGCTTGGGCTTGCGTGTGTTGGGCCGGGAATGAACATTACTATATCTCCTCCTCAAATATATCTATCTGTCCCTCTATGGGTTCGTTGATGATGGAGTTGCGACTTGGGCGTACCAAGCGGATGATATCTCCGCCCACATATTCTTTATTGAACATACCGCAGGCATCATATCTGCCAGACCAGTCCGATGCCTCCGAATTTGTGTTACCATATACCGCACACTTTGAATATGCGTAGTCATGGTATTTCTCCCTGCTGAAGTTGGAGCATTCCTTGCACCTATGTCCGGGACTGAAGCCAAACTGGTTGTGCATGAGATCAATCTTGCGCAGCGTCATATTCGATAGTAAATCCCTTCCGTTGCGGACGTTTCCCACGAATAGTTTCTGATAGGTGACTGTAGTTTGCGCCAAGTGCGCCGGCAGCAGCTTTCAAAGACGGATATTTGCGGACATCTCCGTTTTTCATAATTACCGTAACTGGTCTTCGCCCAAAGTTTCTTTTCGCACCCATTGCTTGGTAGTCTGTGTTCTTCCAAACAATCATCATATGCGAGAACGTGACTACGCTGTTTGTCTGCTCCTTATTCGTAGCCCACTCAAGGTTTGATA